GTGGGGTAACAGGTAAAGTGGTTCAATCTCTTGCATTGAAAGCCCCTAACTGGCTTTCTTTTCAGGAACGTACTCATTCCAGAAAACCTGTAATGCTTCTCGCATTTTCTCAAATTCGGCACAAAGCTTGATAATGCCCTCATCATCTACAAGGCTCATACCTTCCGGGGCGTTCGCACGGTTTTTGTGGGCGTTGTATAGAACGTCCTCAGCCGCCTTGTTAAGTTCCCGTGCTGCCTCTGCTAAATTCACTTGTGTTTTATCCGTAGTCATGATTCTCACTTCACCTTTCTCTTAAACTAACGAACTACAAAACCGATGTAATTGATCAACCGATCCTGACCGGCCAGGCTGTAATGGCGTGGCTCTGGCAACACCTGAAAACCAGCCTTAGTGCCGCGTTCGTAAGTGCGCCTGTCCTGTTTATCCAGGTGCTTGAGGGCTTCGCTGCTTACGCGGACGTGTACAGTTATACCTTCAGCCCTAAGCTTGTCAGGCAGTAGTGCGGCTTCCTTGCGTAAAGCGTACTCACGTTCAATCTGGCTCTTGATTTCCGACTGGGTGCGGGCGCGGTGTGCTATGCCATTGGCGGTTTTAGAGAGTGCGGCTTTACGGCTGCCACCACCTTTAACCCTAGATGCTGCTAAGCGGTCAGTGTCGGGCGTGATGCTGGATTGTCCTACAGGCCGAAAACCGCTCGGATTTTTATCGGCGTAATACTTTTGCATCTTCCGCTTGCGATCCCGTTCCCGTTCTTTGTCGCACTCTACACAAATTCTGGCAGAGGCTTTGCGATTCGAGATGTCCTTGTTACAATTCTTACAAAGATGTTCCATGTTTGTCCCTTCCCTTCACTCTAAATACGTCACTTAGTATTGGTTAATATAACTATTGGCTATTACAAGGAATGACCGTTCCTTGTAATAGCCTTATTTCCAAACTTCCTTGCGCCTCGAAATAAGGTTAGTATATGCCTGTTTTAGTGCCTTATTTCCCTGTCCATTTACCTCAAGTTACTATGGTTTCCAATGCCAAACAGGTTCGCCGCCCGATAGTTCGGGCAAGTATTTACCGTCTACTTTATCCGGCCTAACCCATTTAGCCATAAAATCATACTTACCGAAACGCTCAACCCGCCATACTGCGCCCTCTACTGGCTCAATAGCGCCATGCCCACTAACTTCCAGGCTTGCCAGAACCTCATTAAGAGCAACCGCCCCGCCAGTATGAATAATTCTCGGAGTAATTAAATCAACCTGGGAGCATCGTGAGATGCATTCCTCAAACGGCAACCGTTTCCCATCTTGCATCAAATCAAAAATAACGAATGGTTCATGCGTAAGTTCGTATTTAGTCCCGTGTGCTTGGGCTAACCATTCACCGTGTAGGGTTTCGCTGGGTTGTAATATCTCGTAAAATCGTTCGAGGTTGCGACTAACCCAAACAGCAAAATATTGATGCTGCAAATAAGGAGAACTATAAGCCCTCCACCCGGCCCGACCTAAAGCTACTATGTCGCCACCAATATTTGCAACGCAGACATTAGAACCGTCTAACTTCTCAGTGACAATAATTTTATCGTTCTTATCACGAGCTTTGGTTAGACAAATCTTTTCCTGTCCGATGTGGCATGAATGGTCGCCCGGCCCTAGCCTACTACCGGGTAAATGTGGTATGCTACCGTAAGCTTTACGGCCTAATGGTTTCTCCCCAACAATCATTTTGACCTCACTTTCTGTTATCTCTTTTGACAAGAGCGATTGTCATAAGCTATTCTTAGGCTCACCAGCTACACTCATCACACCAACTTTGCAACCTGTTCTGGCTATCCTGAAACCAACTAAGCTCACCACCACATTCAGGACAATACACTAGCCCTAAACCATCTTCTACTTCGCTACAAACCTCATATACCTCACAACCGCACCCAGGCCAACCACATTCCCTATCTTCGTAATCATCGTTGCAATGGCAGTTCTGCCAAAGTTGGGTACAATCAGGGCAATGTGTTCTTAATTCCGTACTCATTTTGACCTCAATTTTCTTGTGATAAGTGTAACAACTAAACTAACTGGAAGGACAATTCCAAAAAGTTACTCTTTTGACCGCTTGCGCTATCTGTCGATTTTTCCGATTTTGCCCTATCACTCCCAGGGGTCAACTACTCGTAACTTTGGGATTTTCAGCTTTTCCCATAGTGGCGGTGCTGGCTTATCTTTCCCGTGTAGTCTCAACCATTCACACCGCGCCTTGCGTATCTCTTCCAGAACAGTCGGATCAGGCGGGGTTAAAATCCGCTTGCGACGGCGGGCGATCTCTTCTGGTGTAACTTTATAGATTTCTGCCATGATGGTTACTCCTATTCTGGCTCAGGCAAAAATGAAACATACCCAGTGTAAAAAGATATATTTAATTCGCTTAACCTGTCTGCAACTCCCCCAACAGTTTTAGCCAGTTCGTCAAAGTCATACATTTCAGGAAATCCAAAATAACCCTGACATTGCATAATAAGTCGGTACATTGAGGTAAGTAATTCAGGCGTAATAGCCGCACACCGATGCTCGGCCTCACATCTTGCTTGCTCAAAAGGTACGTATGTTATATTTTTAATTTTCTGCCTACCCTTTAGAGTGTAGGTAAAATCATTGCGCTCTTTGTCAAACTTAACGAGGCTGTTAAGTTTCCATTCTTCCATCACTGACTCCCGTGTAAACATCCTAGTCAACTCCCTTGCGTAAGTTCTGCCCGGTGCAGACTAGAAACTTGGCACAATCTAAAATTCTTTCCAGATTCCGGGCGTTTACGATTAACTCCAATTCCAGTTCCGAAACACAATTCGTAGTGATGATAGTTGGGCGTTCCATGTCGTACCGGGTATCTAAGATGTCGTAAAGCCTTGCGAGTGGGCTGCTTTCATCCCATTCGGCTAATGCCTTATGGCTTGCCCCCAGGTCATCCAACACGAGTAGCTTTACCCGCTCCAGCCTTTTGACAATCTCGTTATCACTGTTGTCTTTTAGCCGCCAGCCCTGGCTAATGGCATTGGCTAAAGCAGAAACCTTGATAAACGAGACATTAACGCCGGGATTTTCTTGCATCACCCGTTTAGCGATTGAGATAGCCAGCCCGGTTTTACCTAATCCCTTTTCACCTGCTAAAACCATGCCCGTTTTACATTCCGGCCATTTCTTGAGCCATTGCCCGATATAGCGTAAGTAAGGCTCGCGTCCGTTTTCGGTTTGCAGATAACTGCTAAGCGTCACATCTTTCAACCGGCCCTCAGTCGGTAGATTAGCCAGTAACAGGCGGCTATTCCATTCCCGATCTGCCTGTAACTTTTCCTCATCTTCCCGGCGTTGCTTATTCGCTTTGAGTTCATCCCCGCGTAACATCTTAATCCTGGCGGCTTTCGCCTCTATTTTTGCGGCTATATCGGTTATGCCAGTGCCAGCCCAGTTGTCACGTTCAACCATTAAGGACGGCGCGGGGCTTGTTAAAGAGGTATTTTCCACCGTTGGGCTGTTGCTCGGCTGGTAAAGCTCGGAGCCGTTCAAATTCGCTTTGCGCTTTCGTGCGGCTTCCATTTCCACCCAGAGTTGATCCTCTTCCGTTGGTTGTTCGGCTAAATTGTGTTTTTGGTTTAGGGTATCCGTCATCGGTAAATTCCTCCAATCGTTCAGGGCTTAAATCTCTGGCAATCGCTACTATGTAACTTTTGTTCCTGACAGGTGCTTTAGCGTTCCCGGCCTCGTAAATTCCTATCAGCATGGCCTTTTTGCCATAAAGGGCTATGTGGGTATCAATCCATTTATCAGAGGGGCAGCTAAGATCAAGTGTCTTAATCCAGTTCCCCTTGAACTGTTCTATCTCTGGATTGAGTGGGTTATGTGCCTTAGTGCTAAAACTTACAGGCGCTTGCGCGTTAACACTCTCTCTATTAGTCTTATTAAAATTAGTCTTTTTAATTGAGTCTTCTTCGGGTACTTGTGGAGTACCGGGGCCGTCCTTCACAGGTACTACCCCCGGTACTTGTGGGGTACTACCCCCGTCCTTGTGGAGTACCGGGGGGTAATCTTTTCTAACTTTTAACAAAGTATAGAGATTAGAAGTAACCCCGCCGTCATCTGGATTGATGCGGGTTTCAATCTTAATCAGCCCGTGTTCCTCCAACTTACGCAACGCTTGTATGACGGCGTTACGAGAAATAGATAGGGATTTACCAATACTGGAATAAGACGGGAAACATTGTTGAGTAGTATCATTCGCCCGCCTTGCCAGCACGGTATAAACCGCAATCGCATAAGCCCCTATTTTGGGGCCGTATAAATCCACTATCTCGTTATCCTGATAAAACCAGTGTGATCCTCTTGCGTCGCGTATTTCGTCTGTCATAAAACCATGCCCCTAATTTTCAAAACCAATTTCCGATAGTGGCGGGCTAATTTCCCGACTAACCCGCCAGATGTTTGTAAAGTAAATTCTCTTAAATACTTGTGAAAATCTCATGTCCCTCATTCTTGAGCGGAACTCGTTACCTATCGCTTATACGGAGTACCTCATACTTTCTTGAACTAACATTGTTAATAAGTTGAATCAAAAAGTTGCAAAATGCCATCAATCAAAGATTTGCGCTGGCCTTGCGTCAGGTTGATAAGTTCCTGATTTTGCCAGTCGGTAACAAAAGCTGCTACCCTTTGATCAACAGTCGGTTCCTCTTCTGGCAGTTCAACAGGTAAATCGGCCTCTTCTTCAGGAATTAGATCGGTAAGAGGTGCGGTGTAAATCGGCTCCGGCTCATCTAAAACCGCAGTAGGGGCGACAGGTACGGTTGCTGGCATGGTGGCTACGGCTGAGCGCCGCCCGATGTTGCCAGTTTTCATGGTCGCAGTAGTACCGTGTTTGGTGGTGTACTTTTTTCCGGCGTGTTTCTCACTATAAACGTTTATAGTGAGGTTTATTTCGTCTCTTAATTTCGCCACAAACGGCGGGCTAGTTTTGGTTTGTTTGGCTATCTTTGCATCACTCCATTTAAGCCATTCTTCATCTCCCAGCAAAGTTTTAACGGCCCGCCTTTTGTCGTCATTGGTACGTTGCAGACCATGATCAGAGTTTGCTCCCACTGAGAACAGCACAGCATCGCGGCGCGTACCTTGTTTTACCGTTGCCTCGATTGTGCCCTTTTCGGCAAGCTTGGCAGCCTTAACCCGGTGAAAACCATCTGCAAGCCAATAATCAGCACCATCATAAAAAACAGTTACAGGCGGAAATTTTGCGCCGTTCTGCATATCTCCTGCGTATTCTTCGGCTTTGAACTGGTCTATAGTTGCACGAGGTTGTGTGCCGCCATCTGTTCGTATCTGGTTAAGTTGTAGTTGCATATAATCTCCCATAAAGGCGGGCTGTTATACCCGCCCTGATAAAACCTAACGCCCGTTGGCCTTCCAGTTGGCATAAGGGGGATGCCCGAGCTTTCGTGCAATTTCTGCTAATTCTGAAACTTGCAATTTTAGAGAACGCTTGAATACGGCATTGCCTGCGGCATCTACAACTCGCACTTCTGCGGAGGTTTCCATATTCGATATGACCAATTTTATGAAATCCTCCAATATCTCATAATTGCTAAAGTTGTTGTTACGATGCCATGTCGCCACGCCCAAAAACCAGCGAAAAGAAGCGGGGGAAATACCACGCAGTAAGTGAGGGTTAGAAACTTCACGGGAAATCCGTCCAATAGCTGCCCCTCTGCTTTCCAGGAATATTTGGAACGTCTTGATTTCGTTCAATGCGTTCACAAAACCTAACCGGGTAAGTTCAACCCCTAGCCTTTGCTCAATCATTTTGCCTTTAGTAACATCGGCAAGTTTGAGTTCCCTAGAAGTGATAGGGGATACGCTGTTGTGCGAAAAGGGCGATTTAGGCCGAGTAATCCAATTGTAAAGCAAAACGTAATTATGGCGGCGTAGCACACTTTTCTTGAAGTCGTTGAAACCTTGTTGCCCAGGTGCATACTTTTTTGCCAAGTTTTCCATAAAAATATGGAAATCTTCTAAGGTAGGCATCCAATTAACCGTAGGGTCAAGGTACTCAAGGAAACCCTTGCAGAAATCGTAGGGTGTAAGCGGCGTTCCTAGTTGCATCACCTGAAACCAGTAAAGTGCCTCGGTAGGTTTGTCGTAAATCCTATGAGTAACTAGCACCTTGTAGCCCTGAACGACTAATCGGGCCTGTTCCTCTGTAATCTTGAACCGTTTGTACCCCGTGTTCAGAAATTCTAGGGTAGCATTAAGACGTTGGAAGCCGTCATTGAGGAAATATTCCCCGGTGTCTCGTATCTGGTAAGTAGCCATAAACCCAATAGGTGCGGCGGTAGGCTCACCGTTTGCCCCGTGCATCAGGTTATCTGCCCATGCGTCAATCTTGTCCTTAGTCCAGATGAAGTTGCGCTGATGTGGAGGCGCTTTCAGCATTTGTTTTTGAAATTGTTCAATCAGGGATAGGAGGCTAGTTTTCTCATCTCCTTGCTGGAATAAAACCGGCCTGATAAATCGCATTTGGTTGAAATCCTCATAGGGTAAAGCCATGTAAATCACTTTCTCCTTGTGTTAGTTGATAGGAACATTCCTCTATATCTTTGTTCCTATATTCCATTATACCACTATTCGCACCGCTTGTATAGTCTATTCCTTTGTGCTACAATTCCTTTATCTATTTGATAAAGGTAAGGTAATTTATGGAGGAAGAAACCATGAGCGCGAAACAAGTTGCTGACGAACTCAATATCAGCCGCACTACTTTGCAAAGGCTGATAGTTGAAGGAAAAATTAAACCGATTGAAACCGATAACCCGCTATTAAAACGGCCCCGGCGTTTGACGTTCCGGCGTTCGGATGTGGAAGCATTATTGAAACCTAAAGAATAGTTCATATCGCTTCCTTCCCTAGCCAATCCTCAAAAGATTCATATCCCTTTGGAGTACGTTGTTTATGCTTCACTGCCTGATCCATTAGTGTCCTGATTGGTTTATAGCCCGGCTTCGGATAATCCTTAAAAGCGTGGTCTATTTCTTTGTCCGTATAAGCTGTTACAACCTTGTGGCCTAGCCAGTTGTACCAGACGTGCATCCGTTTCTGGTTATCGTTCAGGGTGTTGTCGCCATGTTTAAGTTCAAGCAGCACTACTTCACCATTCGGCACTAGCACTAGAAGATCACTACTTCCAGCAGGTGCAAGTTTTATCGGGTTTCCGTTTATGCTATAAGCTTTCCCGGCGTTTTGACGTACTACGATCCAGCCGTAACCCTCAAACTTTTTAGCTGTGCGTAGTTGCAAATCATGCTCAAGATCGCTCATTTCGCACCGTCCTGAAACAGATGATCGTGCAGCCGGATAAACACTATTCCCAGTTCAGCCGGGTCTAGTTCTCGAATGAGCCTTTCAGCCGTCGCCTTTGGATCGCGTGCTGGCTCTGGCAAGCGAAACGAACGCGCCTGGCCCGGTGTACGTATAAGTTCACCCCGGCTAACCAGTTTGTTCAACCACGCATCCACTACACTTGTGCTGCTTACTCCAAGCGCCTCTTGAATCTCTCTAACCGTTGGTCCGTTGCCGTGCGTATCACGGTAAATCCGAATGAAAGTTTTGACCTTGTCAGCCCAGTTGAGATAGTTTGTATAAGGCGTGCGTCGTTCTTTAGTTTTCATTGTCCAGTGCCTTCAATTCTGCTAAAATCTTAGCTTTCAACTTTTGCCAGCCACGTTCCAGGCGATCCGCCTCTTCCTTTTCCGCTTGCTCTACAATCCAGCCGATAGCCTCACTCAGTCCCGTATCCGAGAAAGCAAAGCTATTGGTAAGCGGGAACAGATTCCGCACTGAACGGTCATAAAGTGCCAGGTACTCATCGCCGCTATGCTCCACCCGCCCGATGTAATTTTTTATTTCGGAAATAACCTGCTGAGTTATCTCCAATCGCCCCTCGACGCTGTGAACCTCATACCGCGCCCCGTTGATCTCACGTGCCGCAATCGGTAAATTCGGCACGTTTGGAGTTTGCCGGAGAGCGTTCGCACCCGGCCCGCCTAAGATGTTAGCCTTGAGATGCCCGGTGTTATTTCGCCATGTTCGGTCTGTCATACTGCCACCTCTTCCAGTTCGCTAAATTTGAATAAACCTTTAGCACCGTCTACCCTTAGTTGTGCTATTTCACAGTAGAGTGGTTCGCGCTCAATCCCGATGTAATTAAAATCAGCTTTGTAAGCAGCAACTAAAGTGCTACCAGACCCGGTAAACGGATCGAGAATTACGCCGCCCGGTACTCCCACAAGCTTGCAAAGCCAACTCATAAGTGAAAAACTTTTTACGGTTGGATGTGTGTTGCGGGTTACAGTGGTAAATCTTTCCTCAATCGGTTTAATATCTTTGCTAGATTGCCCTGACTGCCCGTTGTAAACCTTTACAGCTTCGGGCAAGCTATCAAGGCCGCTATTCCGCTCAGCTTGTGACGGCTTAGCAATGTAGCGAAACATAAAATAAAGTTCATCTAATTCTTCTGGAGAATAGGAAAAGTTAGGAAAGAAACGGGATGCTCCGCCGCTATCATCAAATGAAGTGTGATTGACTGTTTTACTAGCATTTTTATTGATTGTGCTGGTAAGTTTGTTTTTAGTAGCGTTTTTGCCGCCTTGCCCTGATAACTCCCCCGACTGAGCATCCATTGCCGCAATGGGGCACGACGGATCGCACCCAGTGTCAACACAAAAGAGGGAATGGGACAGGAGAAGGTTAGAGGGCCACCGCCCTAAATCGCTTCCAGTGGATACCGTTGCACCTGTGTCTGAGGCGAAATGCATACTCGCATTTCGCCTCACGTTGCCATTTTTATGTATATGGAGTGTGCTTTCGCCGTTATCTATCCGACAAGCGCCAATATTAATCGCGCCACATCCCCACTTGGTAACATTCGCTGCTACACTGAGGCCGCGTTCTAGGGGTTTTCTGACTAACCACCAAAATTCGGATGAAGGTTTTAAGGCTGTACCGAATCCGTCATATTGCTTGGCTAGGTCTGAAATAGGGGTGTTATCATCCGTTTCGTGATAGCCTACTTCACGTGCTTTTTCAATTGAGGGCCTGGTGTCTGTTTTTCCCGCTATAGTTCCACTTGTAATAGGGCGAGGGGCGTGGCGTATTTTGCCCCGTTCCGATCCGACTATGTGATCAAGTTGTTTTGAAACATTTAATGATTTCGGAAACCCTGAGCCGAAATGATGTACTATGCAGTCTCTAATCTCAAAACCAGCATCCTCTAAAGCGGTAGCAGTCCAATGGCTAGTACGCGGCAAAGCCCATACAACCCCATGCCCGCCCGGTTTTAGCACCCGGTAAACTTCCTCCATTACTTGAGTAAGCCACGCTACCCATTGTTTACGCCCGCCTTTGTTGCTATCCCACTCAGCACCCATAAACGAAATTCCCGAAGGCGGATCGGTAACGAGTGCATCAACTGAATTAGCAGGCAGAGTTTTAAGCACTTCTAAACAATCGCCATTGATGATCTGGTTTATCACTTGTAAATTTCCCCTATCTTCCGCACTATCGCATCCCTGACATTCATTTTCAGTAGATGGTGAAATGTCCAGTCAAGCTCATCCATCCGATCCCGCACTTTGTCTAAAGCTTCAAAGCAAGTAGCCCGTTCGACCTCTGCAATTAGTTCTTGCTCAATTGCCCGGTTAGTTTCCATTAGGCGATATAACAGTTTGTAATTGATGCAACCAGGTTCAACGTAAGGCGTTAGTTGCTCTTTCTTCTGTTTGTTTTCACTCGATTTAGACATAGCGACTCCTGGCCCGATTTGCACCGGGCCGTGTTAGGTTGGTTAAGAGTTGAGAATATCGGCGGCTTTGGTTGCCCGATCCTGGACAATTTCACCGTCAACAATTGCGGGTTTAATTGCCAGCTTGCCGAGCTTCTTGCCGATTGCTACCGCGTCATCCTGGCTAAAGTGTCGCCCGACTTTGGTTATCATTTCGGTAAGTAACTGGCCCTCTTCGCCGTGAATATCTCTTGCAAGGGTCAGGAGACGGTTATAGTAGGCATCGCTTAGTTGATCTGGCCCGGTTGCCTCTAATTCTTCCGCGCTTACGTCACCACCGCCGACTAAATCAGAGATCGCCCGGTTAGCCGCCCGTGTGTAGGCTGTAGCAGGTGTGTTGTGTTCTGGCTTCTGTTTGCAGTTCGCTTCGTTACTGGAAGCGGCTCCTACCCCGTCACAGTGCCGCCCACCGGGTGCAACCGCTCTAACTGTGTAAGAACTGGTAAAAGTGCCGTCCTCTTTATCAAGCCGCTTTTCTTCCACCGTTTCGAGGCTGATACCGAACGCTGCTGCAATCTTGCGCCACCCACTTTTTTTGATAGCATCGCGCCCGCTAATCCTCTGCAAATCGCTCTTATCCAGAATTTGCGGCTTGAGTGCGTCAAATTCCTTCCACGCCTGTACAATTTCACCGGGAGTAGCTACAAGCCGCACCAGGCCGCTTTGCTGCTCAACAGGCACTATCGCCAGTTCATCCGTTTTACCGTTTTGTGCGTTCACTTTTTCCCTCATTTTCTTCTTGTGTTAATTTGATTAAATCCAGCGTTGGTGCGTTCTGGAAGAGTGGCATTTTCTGACAATCCTCACAGTTGCACACCACAATTTGACCGTGCGCGATAGCCTCTTCAATCGCCCCTGAACCCTTGATCTGTTCCTGCAACGCTTCTTGGATGTCGTTTTTCATAACCCTTGCCCCTGTTTTGTATCAATTCCACTGTCACTTATTCGGCCCTAAATTGGGCCTTGAACTAAATTTCACATACGGTACAATTAGAGTAAGAAAGGACAGAGTTAAAGATTGCTCTTTAACAATTGAATGTCCTAGATTTTCATAGTGGGTAAATGGTAAGCCGGGGTTGCTGCCCCGGTTTCGCTTATTTATTGATAGCTAAGAACCCCAATTTACTTGTTTGGCCTCAATTGCCCGTCCCTCTTCCCAAAAGCGTTTAGCCAGCGCCCGATCATCTGCACTCCCTTGAGAAATCCAGCCAAGTTGACAAGCGCACAATTCGAGAGCCTCTTCAAAGGTGTCAGTTTTAGCGGTATTTGCGAAAAGTGCGAAGTACGTATCCTCTTGCTTGAGGATTAAATAACCGCCGTGTTCGTTGTACTCACTATCGCTCAAGTTGAAATGCTCGGAGACAATCCGCTTTAGCACTTGCGGGTAAGTCTCGGTCAGTCGGTCAATCGTAGTGCGCTCAAGAATTAGCGTCATTTTTGGTTTCCTCTGCTTTCTGTTGCTGTTCGGCGGCCTCTCTTTTAGCCCGCTCTATCCTTAGCCAGTTTGCAAGGCATGTGACGTTAGTAGCAAAGGTTTGCATATTTGCCAGAGTTGGCTGATTGCCGCGTATGATGGTGATTTTCATGTGATTGTCCCTTTAGCTGGCTTTTACGGTTTCTGGTAAACGTTGGTAAGCGTCCCGGCGTTGTTTCCAGGCTGCTATAGCCAGTTCAAGCCCTTCACGCATTAGATCGCTCATTTCGCCGCGATTTGGAGCAACCCGCCGCGCCTCTTCGTAAAGGCTTTCGCGCACCCAGAACTGGTATTTAGTTAATTTATCTTCGTGGATATTTTCCATTAGTGCTTTTACCTCCAAAATAATTATAGTACAGAATGTACAACAATGCAATACGCTTTGGGTTGTATTTTACACGAATTTAGTGCGCTTTGGGTTGTATTTTAACCCATATCGTACGTTGTACAAAATGTACCATTTTATTAGAATGAAGGTAGTAGGGCAACGAGGGCGGAGAGAAAGGTATTAAAGTGAATACGCTAGGTAGCAGGGTAAAAGAGTTGAGGGCGCAATTGCACCTCACTCAAGAAGAACTTGCCGAAAAAGCAGAAATGGCCCTTCCGACTTTGCAGAAAATTGAATATGGTGCAAGGCAAGGAACGGCTGAAACACGTCAAAAACTGGCTAAAGCTTTAGGGGTAACTGTTTCGTATCTTGTTTATGGTACTAATCCAGTGAACCAGGGCGGCAAAAGGTATGTAACTTTGCCTGATATTTTTATCGAGGAGGATGAAGAGTTACTTCACAGATTTATAACAATGTTATCGGCCCGCCGTGCCGAATTAGATGCGTTGCACAACCAATCTGTCGAAGATAAATACGATGAAATTCAAAAGGCCGAAGTTCTAGCTAAAGACCGTGCCAAAACCGAGCGACGTAAAAAAGAAGATGTGTCTGAGTTTACAAAAGAGGGTAAACATAAAAACAGTGCATAGTACGTATTTAACTAAAATTTAATGAAAACTGAAATTGTAACGTCAAAGTAATGTTTAGCATGGTATGATAGTTCCATTGAAATAAATGGGCGGGATTCCCACCTTTACATTTTAGGGGCTATCATATGAAAACACTTTTGACCGAAGTTAAAGTAATATTCGAGGACTACGACTGTCTTTGTGGTGTATTTTCAAACCGGCCTGGTAAGCCAGCCTTACTTATTTTAAGCACCCGGTTAAACAAGCTTGAGCAAGAAATAGTTAAAAACCAGTTAATTGAGGAAGCCTTAAAGATTGCTTTCGATGATTTGCGCTGGTTATTTCCATTCGATATTGAAAGCCACTACGTACCCCCCCCCCCGCCTGAGTAATTTAGTAGTGGTTTAGCAAGGAGAGCAATTTGCAACCCACTACCGCACCGATCCGCCGTCAGCCTGTTTTAATTCTAATTCTCGTTCTCGCCCTCATTTTTGTCCTGGTTATCGGTTTTATTTTAATTTCGCCCGAAACTAACACGGCTCCCATTCCCTCTGGCTACGCGGGCAAGGGTGAAATTGTTAATGGCTCTAAGTATCCGACTGAAGCAACTACTTTGCTAACTACCGCTAAAACTATCTACGGCGCAAGCAGCGTAGCTTTTGTGACGGTGAACGATCTAAAGACCGAAGGCCACACCGTTACTATCAATTATTTAATGCCGAGTGGCAAGCCTGACAAAGAGCTAATGTTATCAACTTTGCATAGTTTCAAGTTGACTGTCACAGCCGCGTTTAAAGACGTACCAACGGCTGAGTATTTAATTGTTACTGGCTACTGCTGGCTAAAGAATAACCCTGATAATTCCCAATGTCTTACTTTCCGCTTACCCCGTGCAAGTGCGGCGGGAGAGAATTGGACAACCATTACAGCCGGGCAAATAAACCAACTGGCTCAGCGAACGGTTGAAGTTATACCAGCTTTACAAAAAGCATGGGCCGAAATACAAAACGAGAAATAAAAATGGCGCGAAACCCACGCGCCTTGAACCTGTAATTTATTTATTAAGGGAAGTATACCACATGGTTCGATGGGCTTCTTATGCACGTGTAAGCACTAAAGCGCAAGCTGCAAGCGATAAAGTATCAATTGATGAACAGTTAGCCGATTGCCGCGCCTGGGCCACCCGTCACGGCCTTACAGCCACTACAGAGTACCAGGATCGCGGTAAAACAGGTGAAACCCTTGAGGGCCGTCCTGCTTTCGTGCAGATGATAAATGACGCACTACTGGGTAAATTTGACGTGCTGGTTATTCGCTACGGTGATCGCCTCAGTCGCAAAGTGAGAATAAGCAGCGCCGTCTATGACGATCTAACCCGTGCCGGTGTGCAAATTCGGGATTTGTCAAAAGATACCTCTGCCCCGGAACCGCCCGAAACTTTCAAAGCCAGAGGCAAACGGGGCAATACAGCCGGGCTTATCCAGAACACGCTAACTGCACTAATGGCAGAGATTGACCAAAGCCAGCGTACCGAACGCGCCACCACTGCCAAGCGCAACTACACCCAACAGGGCCGCTTTATGTACCAGAAACCACCATTCGGTTATACTCTCGAATTACGCCCCGTCCCCGGTCATGCCAGAGTAGAGAAATTGTGCGTCCCCGATCCGCTTACCTATCCCCTCTTAGAAAGCCTACCCCGGTTAGTGCTAGTCGAACACCTGTCAGACCGGGCAATAGCCGTGCGCTGGAATTTAGCCGGGTATGTGCAGAAAACTGGCAACCCTTTTAATTTGATGACAATCCGGCGCATCCGCACTAACCCCTTTTACATCGGGTTTGTAACGCACGGTAGACAAAGAAATTTGCCTGATTGTGTCGAAGGCCCGCACAAATTCCCCCGGCCCTGGAGTAGCGAAGAATTTGAGAGAATGAACGCCGTCAAAGCCAGCCGCTATTTATCAGGTGGTCGCAGCGCCGGTTCGCTCAATCCGTTTGTCGGTACGCTAAAATGTGGCTACTGCAAAAAGGCAATGGTGAGCGGCGGCGGCTATCGCAACACAAAAGGCATCCTCAAGCAGCACGTAGTTTGCCGAGCGCATAACACCAATCCTGCTACCTGTCAGCTTAATCGCTGGCAACTCGAAACCATCTGGGATGCTACCGTTGCCGAGCTTGATAGCCTTTGTAGCGAAGTAGAAAGCACCGGCGTGTTACCAGAGCGTTTAATCCACTCTGACAGTAACGCCGAAAATCTAGCCTCGTTAAAGTTGCAACTTGAGGCCGAGCGCAAAGAAATTGCCGCCATTGAACCGCGCCGTAAAAGGATAAATCTAGCTTTTCAAAAAGAGATTACCAGCCTTGAGGATTACGAATTACAGATTAAAGAGCTAGAACAGGATAGACAGGCTACCACCGCCCGTTTAGCCGCCCTGGAAACCGCTATAGCCGCCGCAAGTAGCCAGACAGCCCGGATTGAGCTACTCCGTACCATCGCCGCCGCATGGCCCACTATGAAAATTGAACTTGCCGCACAAGGGGAGATCAACGCCTGGAATAAAGAACTAATCCAGCGTGTTAAATACGATCTAATCCATCCGCTATTTAATCGGATTGAAATTAAAGAGCCAGATGAAGGCTCAGCTAGAAACGGTAGAGGTCAAAAAGAGGAAATCGAAATAGCGTTCTTTTACGCATGATTAAGTATCATTCGTCACAATGGATGATAGCTTATCATGCTATGCCGCCTCACTCAGCAGGCGGCTTCTTTGGTTTCGGCAATCGGTTGCCCTGGCTTCTATCTGCAAACACCCCCTCACCTAATTCTAAACCGTGTTTTTGCGCCAATAGCCGCATGGCCCGCCGCAAAACATTCCGGGTTTCTTTAGTCTCTTCCAGTCCTTGCAGTTGAATAATTATTTCTTTCTCCGTTTGGCTCAGTGGGAAAAGTATACTCTTGTCTAATTTTTCTTGCATTGTTCATTCCTTTCAATATCGGTATCTAGTTAATCATAGCTTTGAAACCTTGTTTTGTCAAGCATATGAATATCGAAATTGGTTTGAAAATACCTCTAAAATCTATTGACATATAGATACCGATATGCTATAATTCAAGAGTAAAGAGAAAATAAATTTAGTTCAAGGAGCAAGGCCATGACCGTATCAAGTTTACCCGAAGTCGCCCTCGTAACCGAAATCGTAGACGCTGGCCCAGGCGGGGCTACTTGCCCTCATTGCGGATCGCTAGGACGTTGGGTTATCTGTTTTGTAGACGTATACGGCAAAGAAGGCGGGGCGATGAAAGGCTGCTGGAAACTGTTTCCGAAAAGTGCTTTTGTAGCCAAATGCGAAAAACTGCTGAGCAAAGAAGCTAAAGCACGTGATGGCATCGAGAAACTTAACAAATGGGATATTGCTCAACTGGACGCTTTACAGGATTTGAAGAAAGAAATCATCACGCTAAATCAAGCAATCGGTATCATCCGAAGTGCCGACCTAGATAAAAAGAACTGGATGAAGAAACGCGGTTATTGCCGCTAAACACACCAAAGCGGCCCGGCACTCCGGGCCTAGCACCACACAAGGAGCAAGCGAAATGAGCCGAATTGCGGCAATGCGAGCGGCTCAAGCGAAACAGGACTATTCAGACATTTTTGGAAGTTAGAAAGGATTAGTGAGAATGGAACAGTTTTCTTTTCTTAATATCAGGGAGTGTAACCCAACCCGTTACGAAGTGAACTACTTAGATGGCACAACTTATCAAGTTTGCCCTACCAGAGAAAAGGCTTTAGAAGTGGTTGCCACTTTCCACTCCGAACAATGCCAGAAACTTATGATTAGTTTGGAAAGATTGCAGAACCAAGTTAAAGACGCTGGTCTGTGGTGGAATTTAAGCAAAGCAGGTAGCATTAAAGGCAACTTGCACACTGCGTTAAATCTATTAGAGACTGGTAGTACAGGTGGATGCGAACACTACCTTAACAAAGCTTTGGAGGTTTTCAGCAATGACAAATAAAAATTTCAGCAAGGCTTTAGACAAAGCTGCTACCGCTATGGAGAAACAGGAACGTAGCCCAAAGCGCGAAATTACTTACTTCTATGATGAGGCAAAAGCCAGAGAAGCTAAAAAGATTTTGTCTCAGGTGAATGGTAACTTCAAAGATGGTTATATCTTGCCTGACAGCGAAGGACGTTGGATTATCTACAACGGCAAGGAACTAGATAAAAATATGCGTTTGCATATGTCATCTTGGATTAGCGGTTATCTCTACGCGAAATATGGGGAGGAAGTTTAATGGCTAAGTTATCTGAAAACTTACAGGACGCTATTGATAGGCTTAGTGATGATGAAGATGCTTACCTTGAAATTAGTCCGTTAGGGGCAAGAATAAGCTGGAGGACTCATCAAGGTATTTGGCCTATTAATACCAATACCGCAAAGGCTTTGGTAAATCGCAAGCTAGTCAAGGCTGTGGGTAACACTAAGAATTACTATGGCGAGTATATTCTGGCAGAAAGGCAAGGTGTTTAATGGCTTTTATTTCAATTGACTATGATATTAAGGGCAAGAAAACTATTTACAAAGCCGTCAAGCTCCGATTAGATAACGAGAAAGATTTTACCCTTTTCGCTACTGGTAAACCAGATGAGGATTATAACCAAGCAATTGATAAAGTAATTCTCAGCGACGATTATCATTTGCTTTGTTCTTCCGATGTTCACGATTTTCTACTGAGAGAAGATGTTGATTACGAGTTTAGCAGAGAAAGGGCAAGGGTCGGGCATCCTTTTAGCTTTGCAGATTATCTGAGGCCAATTACAAAATGATAGTTGAGTATCTTTAGATTTATCTACAGCACACACAACCTATAGCAGAGTACCCACTCTCACAAAGCCCTCACGGGTGACTGGGCCACCAACACTATCACTACCATCAAAACTAACAAATTAAAAGGCGGGCCACCTCTCACAGCAAACCCGCCTCAACCAATTGTTGTCACAATTAGCAAGGAGAATTTTACCATGATGTTAGTCGGTTTAATAGCTATTTTCGTTATGGCTGCCGCAGCATACTACTACTCGCAACCAAGAGGCCGCTAATGGGAGTAGACACACTATTTTTAGCGCTGGCTATCGTTCTTTCAATGGTCTTTGGCTATCTTTGGATTACGGATAAATTTAGTGGGAGGTATTAGGGCTGGTTCATCTTATGCTATACTCTAATTGAGACTCAAGTATCATTTAGCAGAAAGGACAAGTTTATGCCAGAAGATAAAACCAGCCTGAACCTAACACCTGAACAGGAACAGCTAAACGCCGATGTTATGCAAGGTAAGGCAAAGCCTAAGAGCGTTGATGAATACATTCGTCTGAGCCAGGAACGCGGCGTGTTACCTGCTGACATCAGCCCTGAAAAGCGGGCCGAAATCGAGGCCACGTTTAAGAAGCTGAATCAGGGCTAATCTTTTGATTTAGTGGCGCTGTTTTATATATCTTTAATGACGAATTAAGGCTCAGCACAAGAGCCTTTTATTTTGTCCAAAATAAAACCCGGATGCAGGGCCGGGCTTTTGTGTAATAAGAGACTGTTGAAGAGGGTAGGAAGGGGTTAATGGTGGAGTAATAGGGCTATGACTAAAGCTAACACACTTAGCCAGATAGCCCAGGTGTAAAAATTTCCAACAATCGAACGCCTCAAGTTAATAACCTTCTTGCCCTTCTTGAGATTACATTCGGCGCAAAGCACCTGTAAATTGCTAATCTCATTAGTGCCGCCCCTGGCAAGTGCTACCTTATGATCAATGTGCAAGAAAGCTCTTGTTTTAGTTTTGAAACCGCAAAGCTGACATTTCCAACCATCCCTATTAAGCACCATAACTTTAGTGCGCTCGGAGACGGCCCTTTTGTGGATGATTGGTTGTGCTTTAGCTTTCCAGAACATAAACCCCTCTTGAACTACTAAATAGCTTTCAAAATACACGGTGCATCAGGCGCATGGTTACATTTAACCCGTTTTGCATCCATCAAATAAAGCATACGGTGGATTGTTCTCGCTTCTTCAATAAATCGTTCTGCATCCGGTTCTAGGTCGCAAGGTTCAAGAGTTTTTGTTTCTAATTTTCTGGCAAGTTCCCACGCCATGCGCACTGCTATAAGTTCTTGAATACGCGCGCCGCTCTTATTAGCTTCCCTAGTAACCAGGATGTCATTGCAGAGTTGGAAGTTGCTAAAGAAAGTTGTAACCTCTTCTAACCGTTCTTTAGGAGGTTCGTAGTATCTACCGTGTTGAAGTTTCATTCCTACTTCATCCGGCGCATGCCCTCCCTTTTTGTTATTACACGGCTGGCAAGAAGTAGCCAAGTTTGCTATTGAGCTACCACCGCCTTTTACTTTTGGGTAAATATGGTCAATGTGGAATTTGGTTTGGGTTGCACCACAATAAACACATTCCCAACTATCCAGGGTATTGCACAACCGTTTGATTTCGGTTGTAAGCGAAACCGCTTGACGGCTTAATTCGCGGTAACTGGTATAGATAGGAAACCCAAATAACTTGATCTCGTCTATCCGTTCGGAAATTTTAAAGCCGCCTATTTCCTGAATCTGTTCAAAAATATGTCGAGTAATCATTTCTACTCCCTGAACTACGCCCGTTGCATGCAACGCAATTAGCGAACTAGCTGCGTTGCATTTTTGTTTTTTCGATTGGCCCTTGATCGGCATGTCGGGCCGCAGTATGTAGCCCGACTTGTACCCTCGAAAGCAGTCCCACATTCCGCGCATTCGCGAGGGTATTTCTTAACAAGACTTATCCGATCCGATGTCCATTGTGGTTGATCGGGATGTCCCGATCCGGCTGGGCTAAAAAATCCGTCGCCTCTTCCGTTGGAAATTCGGCGTCAAGTTCTTCATCCGTAGGCACATACTCGTTTTCATCCGGTTCTTCAACCTCATAACCATCGTAGCCTGAAAACTGACCGGGTGCAGCCGGACGGGGCGTTGGTTTAGGCTTAGCAGCCTTTGTAGCAATATCCATCATAAATTCAGGGCTATCAGGTTCGTAGCGAATTGTAGGCGGCTCCGGCTGTTGGTTATTGAAAACCATTCGCATACCGCTTACCCTGGCCGGAATGGTGCTACCGCGCCGGGGCGGTTGCTGTTTTGGTTGTAGTTTTGGCTGTGGCCTATTCCGGCCTTGCTGCGCCTGTGGCATTTGGCGAGGCATTTGACCAAGTGTAGCCGTGTAACGAGCCTGTAAGCGGTTCATCTGGTCGCCAGATATGCGCGGGGCAAGCTGGGCTGCTAAAATCTCTACTTGCTGATCGCTCATTTTCCAGGCTTCCGACTCAATTTTAGCGCGTAGCTTTTCCTGTCGTTTGCGCTGGTTGTGGCTCGGATCGTTGGCAATGTAGACAATACCCGCCGCTATGTGAAGTAGCATAACCCCCACACTAATCCAGATAACCAGGTCAACCGTACCTTTATCGGCCTTGCCGCTATAGCCGTTTTGACCTGCTACTAGAAAAGTGTCCATTACCAGACCGGCTGCTACTCCAAAGAAGCTAACCCCCGTCATAATCCAGGCTATCACGGGTTGAAGGTCGCCCCGTGCGTGAAACAGGGCCGTGCCAGCCCATGCTATCATCCCGACATCAAAGGCGATAATCCCAAAATAGCCCCACTCTTTTTGATTTGGCGGCAGTGCTACCTGGATAAAGTTAAACTGATGGAAGCCGCTATAAATCGAAAGTAGCAGCCCAATCACCAGCACCCCATAGCCAAAGAAATGGCTTTTCGCATCGCGTTGCTGATCCATCTTATTCTTCCCCCTCAATCCAGTAATCAATGTTCATCGGTTCGTTGTAGCGCACTAGCCCCGGTTGCTGCATCTGGTTTTGTACCAGATGATTTAGCAAACTGTTAGTCTGTTGCTGCGACTCAGCCAACATTTGAAACCCCGCTTGCATAAGTTGAAAAGTTGGGTCAAATTGAGGTAGCTGCGTTGCATGACCGTTTGCAACGGAACGTTCGTTGAGGTAGCTGCGTTGCATCCCGGCGTAAGTCTCACGTTCGTGCCGCCTGTCTGCCAGTGTCGCAAAGTGTATTTTAGCCAGTACAAGAAAAGCCAGCGCCACGAAGCTAACCGCTATGATTAGTGGTAGATCAGCGATTGGCACTTTGTAGACAGCGAGTAGCAACTCAACCGCTACTACTCCACACACTATACCGATTAAAGTTTTCAAGTGATTTTCCCTTCTAAATAAGGGAAACAGAGGGGAAACTATGCTATTATAAGCGTAGCTACCTTCCTGTTTGCCCAGGTTGGTTAGTCAGTTCTGCATTAGTGTAGTCAGCACTTTTGCAAAACGCGAGGCCGGGATAATACCCGGTCTTTTATTTGTGTACTATCATTTTAGCACACACTTTGCCATAATACAACAATTTGCAACGCACTTAGTTCAAATTGTGTTGTGATTGTCACGCCCCTCACATCACCCCGCTACTTCACATCAATCCTTGCCCTGGCTTAGCCACTCTGCTACAATTCATCAATATTGATTAAAGGAGAGAACATTGTGGCAAGCGGTAAACAACTTGGTAGGCTTATAAAGAACGCCCGTGACAGGCTGAATCTATCTCAGCAAGAATTAGCTGATCTAACCGGGTGGAGCCGCCCGTTTATTTCTATGTTGGAAATCGGCACAGCAAGCGAACGCAATCTCGAAAACACCGTGCAAAAGCTGGCAGAAGTTTTGAGAGAAGATGAAGATCGGCTGAGACAAGCAGCCGGGCTAGCACCATTACAGGCGAAAAGGCGGCATGTCCTGATTCCTAACGATTGGGACGAGGTTGATTTGGAAAGACTACGGCTTTTCATGAAGTTTATTGACTACGAGAAGAGGGCAAAAAAAGAGGGCTAAACGCCCTCACTTTGCAAAAGTTATTAATGTTTATCTTTCGTGATTATTTATGGTTGAACTAATTAGCTTTATGTCAGTCATGACTATTTACTACCCATCTTAAACTAACATGCGTTCCAAACTCGCTATAGGATACGCTTAACTTAGGGCAAATAATCTGCTTATTCTCTTTCAGGTAATTTGCTACCCTTCTCAAAATAGTTTCTAGTGGTGCAGTATCATCTGAGAAAACAACTTCCCTAAGATTAAAGGTTTCTATTAATGCGGAACTGTCCATCTTTTTATTCTGGCTCCCATAATTCAACGTCACTCGGCTTTAATTCTTGTACTGCCTTAATAGCTTTTTCAATATTGCCCAGCGCCCTAATTGAAATGTATCCAGCAAAATAGTGCCAATCAATTTTTTGCCCACTTAGCGCAGCCGCTTGTTTAATCCAGCGTTCAGTGTCCTGGGATAATCCAGATTCACGCGAAGCGACTAAAATAGTTTCACCTTTTTCAAAAATCTCCGGGTCGCAAGGTGGCGGCACATCCTGACTCATTTTGTTAATCCTTTCAATTAGTGGATGAATATAGAGATTTTCAACCTTAATCCTCTGGCTCAGGTTCGGTTGTTTCCGGTTCTGGTTCGTTTTGCTGCCCCTGTTGCCATTGCCTGTATTCTTCGTCGCCCGTTGCCGGGTATAGGTCAATCCAGCCATCCATAAAATATCTCCTTATCACTGTCTACAATTGAAATTGTTAAAAGTTATTCTTTAGCTTCCATTTCGCGCCGCACGTGAGATAACGCTCGTACTATAGTTTTCTCTAAAGCTGCTTGGTCACTGCCAGTACCTAAACTTTCGCCGTGAATAATCTTACTTCGGCGTGATACCCATACCATACCCCCCGCTTCGGTAAGACCTAAATTCAAATCTTGCTGGTAAGCCCAGTACAATGCTTCAATTAAATTCATCTTATCCCTTTCTAACCTGCTAAATTCCAACTATCAGGTAGTTAGCTTCTTTGTAATTCAGCTTGTAAACCGCATAGCGTTTACTTTTGCCGCGATGTGTGGGCTAACAAAGACTTTAGTACCATCCAGGTTAGCAACCTCCCAAGTGTTAAACCTTTCGTCCATTTCCAGATTGCCGCCTTTACCCAATAAATCTAATACTACCTTTTCAGCCGTTCGCCCATCGCATTTAGGACAGACAGCAGGATGCGGGTAAACTTCGTAATTATCTCTACACTTAGTACACCTTTTAACGAATGGCATTATAATTAACTCCTAGCTTTTCTGATTTCTTCTGCGGCAACTGTTAGGCCCATCATCCCTAACAATTCGCCACCAGAAAACTTAGCACCAACCAACTGATTGAAGGCTACAAACTTTTCAGTCATGCCTTTAAAATCTTCTTTACGGTAAAGTTCATCAGCCTCTACCATTAGCTTAGTCATTTCGGTTTGTTTCTGTTCTTCTGACATTTTGTTATATCCTTCACTAACTGAACCTGTATTACAAGGAATAAAAATTCCTCCAACTTTCGATAAAAGCCCGGCATCGGGTTTGACTACCGGGCTTTGTGCATAATAGGAGGAGTTGGTCAATTGTTCAAGCGGCTTCTTTGCTTACCTCTGCTTTTAACAGGGCATTGAACGCCGCGTCAACTTTCTTCTTTATGTTGCCAACTTCCACCACTTTAGCTTGAATTTCATCTAAGCCGAGATGCCAACTAAAATCGTTTTCTTTAGCTATTTGCACCATAGCCAGAATGAAAAGTCTTGCATCGTTTTCATTATCGAAATCACGCCACGCTCTTAACCCGGTTGCAATGTGGTCAATGTGGAAATCGCCCTCACCATGATCGTGGTAAGCAAGTCCGCTCCCTCGATAAGTAAACCCGTTTACTTTCTGCTTACCTTGCTTACCATGAATAACCGCGTTGATCTCAATCTCAGTTTCAGGCCATAACCACTTTTGCCAGTAGTCAGCCGCTATTTGTTTCCAGAGTAAGCTAACCGGCCCGGTAGTGGTATCAATTCGCAAAGTTTTACGAACGCCTTTTAACTCAATTCGGATTAGTGTTGTTACAAGATCGCCTAAAACCGATGGGCTTTCGTAAAGTGCCTTTGCCTCAATCATTTCACGTAATCGCCACTTTGCGTAACTCTCGAAAGCCTGTGTAAAACTCATTTGTTACCACCTTCCAACTTCTTAATAGTCTCTGCCTGTTCCTGATTCACCGCGCCCAATCTCTCAACCAACGCCAGCAAGTTAGCAACGTCCGTTGGTGCGTTGGCGATGAACTCAGCCGTAGTGTGATCCTCACGTTCGCTATATTCTAAATTACCAAAGAATAACTCTTTGACGTAACAGGGTGAGCTATTGCCAAATCTAACCAGTACATCGCCCGTATCACCATCGCAGTCATATTCCCACGGGCCGGGTGTAGCAGCCTCAAGCCGTGCCTTCGCCTCTTCTATGTTCCACTCAGTCAATTGTTACCTCACTTTGATAGAGCGGGCATACCCTCTATGAACACGCCCGCTTGTACTTCTGGGTATTGCTGCGACAACATGCCGCCCGTAGGCTTGTCGCTTAACTTGCCCTTCTTTTCGCTTTGGCATAGTGTTTCTTGTTTTCCGCTCTGGTTAATCTTGCCAGATCGCTTTTGTAAGCTGCCAGCATGTTCTCGGCCCGTTCGATGTCAGAAGAATATTTGAATCGTTTTGATGCTAAAGCTTCCTCTAGCTTGCTAATCCAAAATTCTCTGTTCGCGATAGTCTCATTACGGGTCATCTGGCTTGCTCCTTTGCTTAACTTTGTCTTATCTTCTTGATTTATTATAGCAACTTTGAGGTGAAATGTCAATAGGGTATTGCATAATCTGTAGCAATCTGCTACAATACATCAAGAGAAAGGATAAACAAAGCTATGAAAATTGAAGAGTTTCACCGCCAAGTAGGGCAAGTGGTACGAGCGAAACGCCGTGCGCTCGGCATTACTCAAAAAGATTTAGCTTCATCTATCGGCCTCGATTCGCACGCTGCTGTGTCAATGTTTGAACAGGGCAAACGCGACCTGTCGCTATTCCAGGCCCGACTAATTGCACAAAAGCTAGAGATTGCCCCGGCTGAGCTACTCGAACCTGAAAATGTAGAACTACCCGCACCACTGGAAAAGCTACCCCGTTTGCCACATAAACGGGTAAAGCTGGTTAAAGAACCGACTCCAAGACCGCGCCGGTTCGCAACTGCTAAAGAATATCAGAACTGGTACTATTGGAATGTCACTCGCGCTAAACGTGGGGCAAAGCGAACCTATCAGGAAAGGACAAAAGATAAATGAACATCTTAACCGCTCCATCAAACACTGATCCCTATGCGCCTGAATTATCCCTTTGGTGGGATGATGGATGTGGGGAATGTGGGAAGCGTCAAATTGATTGCGATTGTTGCGCTTGCCGTGACGAGTGTACCTGTCCTAAAGACACACCAAAACTCGCGTTGTGTTCCATTCTCGTATTTGATTGCCCCTACTGTGCTGCAACGGTTAGAGCGGTAGATTGGGAAGAGCATCCCGATTACTGCGATCCCGATCCCGGTTATGACCCTCAAGAATGGTAAAGGAAGGTGAGATTATGACATGGAGTAGTTCAAGCCCTAAACCACTTCAAGACATACTTAATTTATTTGAAAAGTTTAATCCGAAGCCCCGTTACTTTTTGGTTTCGGAAAACCAGTTTTTGAAGATGAGTAGTGTTCCTGGTTTTGAAGTGTTACGAACTTACCAGTTAGGGCCGCGATTATTTCTAAGGTGTTGTACTGGCGAGGCAAAGCTGTTTATCAATGACGCTTTTGAAGTAAAGCCAGATAGCATATTTGAGGTTAAACGAGATTTTGTCAAGATGTGGCTAGATCTGGGAACATATGACCCGATAACCGATAAGTTTTCACTAGTGCCGGTAGAGGAATAGAAAAGGAAAACATTACGAGATGTCCTGCTTGTGGAAATATCCTTTACTTCGATTGGTGCGAAGAGTGCCAGGCTACCCTCGAAACTATTATTGCTGAAATCGAAGAGGATGAAGATATTTATGATGATTGGGATGATGAAGATGAACTACCTTATTCTCCGCCTGGTTATGATGAACCGTTAGGAGGTTAAATGACACTTCAAGAGTTTAATACTTTCTGCAAAGGCTTCAAGTATTTTAATGAGTATGTAGCTAGGTTGCCTACATCCGATTATGCTATCAGGCATTTGGATAAAATGAGGATATATGCCAGAGAAAACCAAATTACTATTCAAACTAAAGATTTTGGTTATCCTGAAAAAATCGGACTAAAGTTTATTCTATCGCATGTTACATCCGATGAAGGTAACGCTTTTTACAGCTTTGTTTTGTAGAACAAGATAAAAGCCCCTAATCGGGGCTTGTGCGGGTAGTTGGCAAGGATGGTACACCGCACTTATACCCGGAACAACGAACGGGGCATAGGTGCGGCTGAGAGAAGAAAGTGAAGTGAAGGTCAGTAATCTATTCTTCCCACCACGATAATTTACTCGTTGTGCCAGGTGGTAACTTTCTAAGACTGGTTAAGTATTCCACATCGCCACCTTCAATCCCGTAGCTAAGCCTGTAGGCTCCCTGATTGGGTGCTATGCACTCTTTAGCGCCGTACTTGTGCCTGACCCATTCCAGAGCCGCAAGTTTGTTACAATCAAACCACTTGTAGACTAATTCAAACTCTCCCGGCTTAACAAAATCGGGCTGTTCCTCCCGGTAAAACTTGAATATCCAACGGCGCGTAACAGGATCGAACCACTTGTACAGATAAATTTCCCCTCTTAGGTTTGGCATATTTACCCCTTTGCCAGCAGTTCTTTACCCACTAACCCTAACTGAACATCTTCAACTTTGCTGCTTTTTGCGTGGTTTTCAAATCGCGCCCGTTCTGTCCATTGAACAATTGCACCTCTGCCAACGTCATAAAAAGCACCTGAAATCGGATAGCCGAAAATAGCTAACCCGCCGTTAGCTTTCCAGTAGGGGTAAAAGCCATATTCGCTATTCATCTCAAAACCAGTTGGAGCAACCCAAACAGACGGATCGGGGATTGGCTGAGCTAAATCTTTCATGAGGCGCTCCATAGGGAAATTAGGGCCGGGGCAACGGGCGCGATTTTTCTTATCAAGCTGGAAGTGTCCGATCATGCCGTTCCTGTCAGCTTTAATCTTTGGGTTCTCAGCAAGTAATTTTCTACTCAGCCAGAGTAGCGATTGATACTGCGGTTCGGTTAGTGCCTGACTGTTTGAACTATCGTTTTTTGTCTCAATTGAAATAGTCCTGAGATTCGGATTGATGTTGTTTTTGAAGCAATCGGCAATCCAGGGAATTGACATATCAGGCGAATTCATAGGCCCGTTTCCCCACGCCGCGTTTTTCGTGTCTACATATTGATGAATTTCGCCCGTCCTCGAAATCGCAAAGTGAGTGCTTGCATCGTAATCAGGATTAGAGAATACTTGATCAATATCTTCTAATCCCGGATTGAGTGGGTTTTGTGGTGAGCCTGTACCGTGATAGCAGATAGCTACCGCCTCTTGACCGTCGCGTCCTTGCCAGAAATTAGGACTAGGTTTTTGAATGATTGTAGGCATAACTACCCCTTTTCCACTTCTGTCTGAATAGCATCACTAATCGGCTCTTGTGCTTTCTTGAACTGTTCACGCCTCGCCTTGCTGGTTACATAATTCAAGCCAGCCGCGATCAAACTCACCTTGACGGTATTCCAGTCCCACGTGGGATTATTGGACAAAGTAGACACAAGCGCGTCACCAAGCGCGGCAATCAGCCCAACGAGAAAGCTTTCGATAAAGGGCTTGAGGCTGGCAATATAAGCCGTAAAATTATTCATTTTCTTTCTTACCTTTACCCACTAGACTAACCCTAACAGCCTCGATAAACAGGATTAAATAAAGCACAGTGTAGAAAATGAATTGAGGCCAGAACTGTTGCACCCAGTCGGCTATGCTATCCAGATTGTAAGCCCGCGCCATCTTCACAAACACCGTGCCTCGAAAGATTATCAGCAGCAACACAAGAAAAGCTACTTTAGTTCTAGTCATAAGCCTTAAAGCTTTGTGCAACTGGTGGAGTAGGCTGGTTTGTTCCTGTTCGGTTACTTTCTCGTCTGCTAAAGTTTCTTTCAAATTCTCGTAAAACTCACGGCGGATCGGTGCGGTAAAATAGATATAGACACACCAACCGAAAAGGCCAGTCAGTAACCACGATAAAACTTGCTCTTGTAAATCACTCATCATTTTCTAGCCCCGCGTCTGCTTTCCATGCCCCTTCGTCCACTTGGTTACGGCTGTACCCTTTACCTTTAGGCTTAGACCGTTCGTTACTCAATTGGTTTGAAATAGCGGCGTTAGATTTTCGGCACTCTTCCAACTGCCTTTCAGCCTTTTCAAGCTTGGTTTTTACCTTTTCAAGTTCAGCTTTAAGCAGTTGTATTTCTTGCCTTAACTCGGCCCGTTCCTGTTGCGATTCATCCAGAATAAGCCGAATCTCGACATTGTTACTCCGTTCATTTTCAATCACGTTACGTAACATTTGCCGTTCAGCCTTGAGGGTTTCCAGCGTTTCAGCCGTGTCAACAGCAGTTTGCACCGCCTTATCTTCGCTGGTTTTAGCCCGTTTCTCGCTTAGTTTGGCCTTATATTTGTTGTAATACGCCCATGCCGCGCTACCGAAGGCGATAGCGCCTGCTACATTTTCAGGTGAAAATATTTGACCGATGTCCATAGTAAGATAACCATTTTCTAGCCAGACCCTTGCACCTAGCACACTATTTCTAGTTGACTAAGTTCAAAATTAATCGTTTAATACCTTTGCCCGCTTGCTTAACTTTCGGCCTGACAGTTGACAGTTAAGCGGCGGGCCTTTGGTTCTAATGTACTACAAGCGTAAGCGTCAAGAGAAATAGCCCTAACGCTACAAGGTTCACCCTCTCTGCTACAGCAGGCCATACCGGGCCGATTGCCGCCACGAAAAACAGATTAACGCTAAGATGTAGAGAACTGTTTGAAGGCTCATGATTGCTCCTATGATATAATTGATGTGTGCAAGCGGCGGCTAAGCGCTAGATGCTAATTAAGGATGTCGGTTCAATTCCGGCCCGCTTGCACAATCCACTTACTTCGACTCCGGCTTTGCCTCTTCCACTTTCGGCGCTTCCTGAATCAGCCCGCCTTGCGCCTCTTCAATCCGCTTGATCATCTTCGAGTCAGGCACAATCCCCCGCTCTACGCACATTTTCAGGTAAGCAATCGCCTGATTACCCGTGCCGAGTGCTTCTACATATTCCTCTACGTAACCTAAATTCTTGTTAGCCATTGAATGAAAATCCTTTCTGTAATTAACTTACTTCTACCAATGTCGTTTTCGCAACCCAATTTATATTGATAGAAGCTGGACTGGTTGCAATCAGTTCAAGCGCCTGATTGATTAAATCGGCTGACAGGGTAAAATCCCAACCCGATGGAGGTGTGCCGATTGCGGTAACACTACTGCCTGAAATAGTGCAATCTACCCCTGTTTGATGGTTGATAATCCCCTTATATTCCCAGGCCGCAACCTCACTGCCATCATCCCGGCGCGCCACACACAACCCCTTGAAAGCAACTGTTTTATTGCTACCGATTACGATAGTATTTGAAGTGGTTGCCAGAAATACCCCGTCTAAAGTTAAATCTAAATCCCCGGCTGAGTCGGTAAAAATTCGAGAGACAAGGGTACTCGTTTGTGCATCGCCATCGGTTGTAAAATGCCCGTTGGCCTGGACAATTTCACCCTGCAAAGGCGCTCTACCGCCTACGTTATTTCCGATGCTGGCAACGTAAGTTCGCCCACCACCACTGGCAACCGTATAAACCTTTACTTCGTTAGTAGTAGGGCTAAATTCGTACAACCTTGCAGCAGTCCCCACAGTTTTACGAACCCAGTTTGTTGAGCCATTGTGGTAACAATTAACACCAATATAAGCAAGGCCGCTACGTTCAAAAAAGAACACATCGCCACTGGAATACCAACCCCCGGCAGGGCTGGTTAGCTTGAACACCTCATCGGTAAGCGTGCCTAAAAAGGCGTGTTTAAGCAGGTTTGTATCATCTGCATCAAGTGTGCTAGTGCCGTTTGTTCTATCAGGTGAGAATGGCATAATTTACCCCGTGTATTTTGATACCCCATAAATTGAGGTAGGTACTCCATAGTAGGTTCTATCTAAAGTTGAGTAGTGCGTTTCATCCCCAAAGACTATGGTTCCGTCAAACATCGAATCGTCCTGTTGACGGCTGAGCTTCGATAGCAGGTCAGCCAGTTCCGGGCTATAGTCTCCGAAATCGAAAGTGTAGAGGACGACAGGCTGCACATTCCCGTCATACTCGCCCGGCCCGACTGTTTTCAGGTTCATTCGAGAAATAAGGAAATGCTCATCAAAGCCAAACTGAGTTGAAGTTAGCCTGACATTCATGCCTGGAAATAACCCCTCGCCATAAAGTGTGGTGAAAGTGCCTTGCTTTACCCCGTTAGCTCTTGCGAGTAGTTCAGCCCTTGCCCGTGCTTTTGCGGTTGCCAGATCGGTTATTTTGTCATCTTTAATAACCAGGTCAAAGTAACGATCCCCACCATCAGGATCGCCCCCGGCTAAATCGCCTCCGTAGGTAGTTCGGGACGGTTCATAAGTGGCAATCGCATTGCCTACTTCGTAATAACGATAGCTGAGCGCATCGCCTATAACTTCACCCGGATAAAAAATAGCATCGGCATCATCCGGCAAGTAGGTAATTTTTCCAGTGGAGCGGTCAATCAAAATAGGCCAACCGTCCCCGATCCAGACGGTATCATTGCCTATACCACCGTAAACAATAATGCGAACTTCCGTAGGATGCCCTGAATAAATCGCCCAATCCTCTATTTTTAACTGGTAATCGCCAATCGTAACGTGATATACCCGGCCCGGTGCGAACAAATAAGTAACGTGTTTAACGACATTTCCTTCATTATCACGCCCGTTATAGTCCATATAAGCCACTATCTTAGGGCCGGGGACACTAATAGTTGAATAAATTATGTCGCCAGTAGTGGCATAAATCATCTGGCTTGTATTCGGCGTGGCACTGGCAAGCGGGGTGCTACTTCCGTTTTTCCATTGCCAGATACGCGGTTTTAAACTAGGTGAGCCGCCATAACCATATATCGCGCCTTGAAATGAGGCGATGTTATAAAGAGGATGGTTACTTATCTGGTAAGTTGCCGGCAATCCTCCGGCACTCGCAACCGTTATCGGCGGTTCGCTTCCTATCTTAAAAGGCGTGGTATCGAGGGCCACTTGCGCCCCGACTACATACACCCGCGTGATCATCCCACTGGTATCATGCAAATATTTCTCAATTTTGTAAGGCCGTACAGAGGCAGTATTCGAGGGCGTTGTACCACTTTCGTCATAGCGGAATAACGCGGGTAAATCCTCGGTGTAATACCAGTGAATCCGCTTGCCCGGTGCGATGTAAAAGTTCGCCCCTACTTCACCCCGTAAGCGTCTGATAAACTCGGCGGCTGTCTCAAGCTGAGAGTGAAAATAGGCCACTTCCCCTAAAGTTTGCACACTGGAAATATTGAAGTAGCTAGGGAAGTAGTCACCAAGCATACTGGTTAGAATGTGGTAATCAGTAGTGTCGTTGTACTCTTCATTCCTGATAACGGTAGTGTCCAGTAGCGCCTTATCATCGACACAACTAACCAGCATCTTTGTTTTAGCCCCGTGAATTGGCGCTTTTTCTGCAACCTCAATTTGCCCGGTGAACAGATACGGGTCGCTAATGGCATCTAAATTGTAAATTTCGATTATCCGTTTATTGAGGGGTAGCATTGCAGACCAGACAACGGACGGTATCAGGTTGAAATCCAGTTCAAAATTAGCCGTGCCGTTTTGCCCGCCCTGTTCGCTGGCCCGGTCAATTTCTACCGTTTCTAAATCTACCGCGTTATAGCTGGTAACATCCCAGGTAATGAGGCTATCAAACTGGCTAATAATAAGGATTTGCAGGTTCATCTAAATGACACCCCGCTTCCTATCGCCTGTTTTAGCTTCTTACCGTTGGCATCCTCTACCACCTGAGCAATCGCTTGCCCGCCTATAATCAAATTGGTGACGCTCGGTGCGGCATTATTATTTGCAGCAGGTCGGCCCGCGTTGGGTAAACCAAAGTTAAACGCATTTCTACCCCCGGCGTTAGGGCTGCCAAGTGCGGGCCCGCCCTTGCCAAATCCGTAGTTACCCCCGTTAAACTGGCCTGTATCGCCCTGTAAACCACCGTCTACCCTACCAACCGCACCCGGTGCACCTCCACCAGCCGCAAAAGGGTTGCCAGCGCCCGCTAGAGCTTTCTTAACCGCGTCGGCAAGCTTCTGGGCTTCGGTTACGGCCTTGCCCGTGCTATCCCTTACTCCCTGTGCTACGCCATCCCCAAAGGCGTTGCCGCCCTCTTTACCACCTTTAGCCAGTAAATCCTTAACAATAGTGGTAAGTTCCTTGACGGCTGCGGTAGTTCGGTCTGTAGCTGCAACACTCTCCCTGAACCCGCTTACTACTTCCTCACCTAACTTTTGCCCGGCCTGGAGTAGTTGTGAGCTTTGATCTTGAATGGCCTTCGCCACGTTGCCAACTGCACTAACGATCTCACTCGTTCCGGCGTTTATCGCATCTGCAATCTGGTTTCCAATGCCCTCAACTTTAGTGCCGAGTTCATCCACCGCACTTACAATCGGTGTTGTGATATTTTGTGCAAGCTGTTTAGCAGCAGCATCGGCAGCACTAGCGGCACTATTCAGATTTGAACTGACAGCGGGTGCTATTCCAGCCGTCGAGGTTGCAACCGTAGTTGCGGCAGTTGTAGCGGCGGTTCCTGTTGAAGTAAGCGAAGTGCTAACGGTAGTGCTTGCGGTCTGTACTTGCGTACTCCAATCGCTTACCCCTGCGCCGGATGCCTGTACTTGAGCACTAGCGGCTTGCGTCTGGTTTCCCCAATCAGCAACGCCTGTAGCGGCTTGCACGGCACTTGTGCCTGCCTGTTTAACCGAGTTATCCCAACTTGACACCCCCGGCGCGGCCTGTTGTGCCTGTTGCCCGGTCTGACCAAATAGCCCGCCTAAGAAGCCTAACGCATCCCCAATCGGTTTTAGATCGTTGCCGATTTCTTTCAAAATACCGTCTAAAATTTGCCCGGCCTCGAATATCAGGTGAAAGCCCTCGGCAATAGTGCCTAGCACCCCGCCCGCAATGAAGCCAATCGCCTCGGCAAGTGGCCCGATTACCTCACCCACTTTTTGCAAACTTGATCCGGCTTTATCCCCACTTAGACCTACATCTTCCAGACCCTTTACAAAGCTATCGAGGCTAATATTTTTCAACTTATCTACTTCAAAAAGCAGCCCTGAATTTATGTTCTTTGATACCTCTTGTGCTTTACCGTCGAAACTGCCTAATGCCGCTTCACCGTTTTGCAAGGCTAAAACTACTTTAGGCCCGACATCTTCCCACTGAGTACCGAACAGGGCCACGCCCGCAACGTTTTGCTTTTGTTTGTCGGTAACTTGCGATAGTTTTTGAATGACTAAATCTTGCGCTTGCCCGGCTGTAATCGCCCCGCTCCCGATCTTTTGAGCCAGTTCATCAGCATTGATACCGATTGCCGCGAGTCCGTCTTTAGTGGTCTGCGAACCGTCCTGAATACGGATCGTGAACTCTTTAACCGCGTCGGCTATTTTATCGAGGTTGAACGCGCCCGCGTCACTGCCCTGGATTAGATTACCGATAAAGGTTTGAGCCGATTGCCCCGCTCTTGCGAACTGTGGGGCATACTCGTTTAGTGTGTCGAGTAGATCGCCTGACAAATCGCCCGTTTTCTGAAAACCAGCCGTGATTAAATCGAGGGCTTGAGTTGCAGTTATGCCAAAGTTCTTTGACAGGGTAGAAGCGGTTTTGATTACATCGTTAAAATCGGTATTAAAAGCCTTGCCGATTGCGCTGGCTTTCTCGGCTATATTTTGTTGCTCTACCGCGTCACCTACGTCCTTAAAGGCTTGCTTAACCTTGATAATCTGTTGAGTAGCCTCACCTATGTTTTCAGCAAAACCACCTTTGAAAAGACCGCGTGCTTCGTCACTAAGCTTTTTCGCCTCTTGCCCGGTTGCTCCTAATTGCGCCTGAATACGCTTTGCAGATTGGTCTACATCTAAGGCTGTTTTAAGGGCTTCCTTGCCAAGTTCAGTGAGCGCCTCGGCTGCAATCTCAATCCCTTTAGCCGCAAGTGGCCCTATTTTATTCAGGGCAGACAAAGCACCTTCACTCTTTTTGCTACCTTCCGCACTCTCAAGTTGTCCCTTAGAAAATTTCTCAAAGCTTTCTTTGGCTGAACCCAGTGAGGTTATTAGCTGCCCTAACTTGCTCTTGACGGTATCCTGGCCGTCGCTGGCATCTTTGGCGGCTTGCTTTGCACGTCCGTATTCGGCGTTCAGTTCCTTTACGGCTGCCTGAGCTTCTTTGTAAGTGGCCTTAGCATTGTTTAAGGCACTCGAAAGCTGCTTGATTTCGGCTTCATTCTGGTTAGCGGCGTTTTTGGCCTTGATGAGTTCAGCTTCAATCTTATTGATTTCGGCGCTGGCCTCTTGAGATTTGGCCCTTGCTTCAGCCAGGGCCGCACCTAATTCTTTAACCTTGCTTGCGGCTTGTGCGCTTGAGTTCCCGGCTGACTGGGCTTCTGTACCCATGCGGGTATAGCCCTTCGAGGCATTTTCGGCGGCTTGACCGGCTTGTGACGCGGCTTGACCTGCTCCACTAAAGCCCTGTTTCGCTTGATTTGCACTTGACCCGGCTGAGTTGAACGATTGCCCCGCGTCTTTAGCCGAGTTTGAAGCCGTGCCGAAAGAAGCCGACATTTGCTGTAGTGTTGCTTTGATGTCACCCACGCTGGTTTTAAGGTCTTTAAGCTCACGTAAAACTTGCTCAATTGAGCTTACATCGGCTTCTGATTCGAGTGCAATTCGTAATGTTGCCATTTAACCCATTTCCTCAAAGCCCGGTGGAAAATCTGAATCGTTACTTTCTTGACCACAAAAGATTTCGTACATCGTTAGCACTTCAACAGGCGTAGTGCGAATTTGCTGGTATGTCCAACCGAGCCTGAAAAACTTGATATATCGAGCCGCAAGCGGTAAAGCTGGTACACCTAATTCGGGAGGTGGATTTTTACCTTTGAGGGCATACCAGAACGCTTGCGCTAGGCCAAAGGGTCGGCTGTACCTGTGACATTCTCAGCAAAATTAGCGTCAAGCTCTTGAATTTGCTTTGACGCATATTTCACAATATCGCTTGGTAACTTGTCGGTTTTGCTTGCGTCAAAAGGTACTTCGCGGCTTGAACCATCACGGCGCTTTAGCTCAATATGCCAGTTCACTACCCGGCTTTGCACTCTCGCCACGTCTACCACCCAGGGCGAAAGTTCGATGTCTACCCCGATTGCCGCCATACTTGCACCCACATGGGTCAATCCAGAGTAAACCGCCATATACGCGTTCTGGCTGGCCTCACTTTGTGCGGCTGATACTTCAATCCAGTTACCACCGCCTAAATCAATTGTGACGGTTTCTTCCGGGTCATTGAAATTCAGCTTAGGCAAAATAGTTGCCTGTTTGGTTTCCTTGCGCATCACTTTCACTTTCCCTCATTTTTAAGCGGGTTACTATTGGAGTAACCCGCGATCTAATCCTACTGGTAAACCGTTCCGGCCTTCGTGTTGATGACCGTAATCTTGACCGGGCTTGCCGTGCTGCTATCGTAAATACCCCGCAAATCCAGGTTCAAAAGTACCTGTTCTTTAGACCTGTCAATTGCTACCTTATAGCGGTTCTTTGGAATGAGGATAGTAATCTTCTTGTTGTAACTACCGTCAATCACTGGCCCGACAAACTCATAAGACAGGGCTTCACTCGTCCCGGCGTTGAAAGCGTCGTAGGCCGTGCGGCTGGCAAGGGCAACGGCTTTACCAGCCACACCGAACTTGCCGTACTGCTGGCTACTGGCATACTGGCTATTGTTATCGCCATAGAACGGCTTCATTTTGTTATCGAAACTTACCTCGAAACTGGTAACGCCCGCGTAAGGTGTGCCATCGCGCTTGACGGTTCCCTTCCAGCCCGCTAGAGCCTCAGCCGAGTTATCAAAGTAACTTTTAGTCGGTACGGCTCCGGCCAGCGCCGTTTCAGCCGTACCTAGCAGATCGCCTGATACGGTAAAGTAGCTTTCCCGTTCCCACTTGAGAGTGGCTTTGTCGAACCGCGCCCCGGCAATCTTGCGAGTGTGGTCGGCCTCATCCCAAAGGTTTTCGTATGAGGTGGTAGTAAAAGGAACGTCACCCGCTGTGTCATTACTCATAATGATGTCATGCTGGTAAACGGTAGGGCTACCGATTGAATCAGGCTGAGTGGTGGTAAGCTTGCCGAGGGTCATAGCCATTAGTAACACTATTTCCTCAAAGTACACAACCGAATCATCCAGTTTGCCTTTAAGGGTTTTCACACCGTCAATAAGGCTATTATCCTCGGCCCGGTTGCCCCTGGATTCTTCGGTATTTATCAGGTTTACATCGGGCGTTTCCCATCCTGAATTACCTTTGACCGGGATATAAATGTTGGAAGTTGCTGCAATCGCTGTTCCGGGCGTAGTCTCCTTTTTGGTGAAAGCCAGCCAGGGCGATCTTGAATTGATACCCATATTGAAACTCCTTTAGGTTGTAGGCTCATCAATTCGCACTCGCAAATTGAATACATGCCCGAAATATGTTTTCCCGTCTAAATATTCCCTAAGCTCGTTAGGTGTGCTATCTAATAGCTTTGCGTCTGTGCAGGTGTTATTGAATTTGTTATCTTTTACCAGTGCGTTCCGTAGTGGCTGATACCACGCCATAGCGTCAGGATAGGCGGTAGTGAGGTCGTTTACATTCGCCACGTCTGCCAGAAACATCAGCATGATCGGGTGATAGGCCACGTCTGCTTCACCCCCGCGCTGTTCTTTGTTGTCACTCGGCCCGGTTGCCGTGCCGATAATCCCAACGATTGCAGGTAACTGGGTTATAGTTTTAGGCGGCGTTCTGACAAACACGTTGCCCGCGCCTAAAGCCGATCCGCCCCCGCTTGGCACTACCGCACCTAGCACGGTTGCAAGTTCATCAAGAAAATCTTCTAAGCGGCTAGCCATATAACACCGTTACCCATTTCATAACCGCACTCGTAAGAATAGGAATGTATAGAAGTGCGGTTAACCAGGCCAATATAATTAAAAGAAGAATTGCTAATTTATCCACCTAAACGCTTTACCACCCTGTCAGGTACTTTACCGTATTCGGCCTCGATACGTGGCTGCACTCGATTAATTCCACCATCAAAGAAGTGTCGCCCGGTCATAAACTTAGTGCCGTTATTCACAAAGCCAGCATATTTAACATCGGTAAACCAAGCTAATTCTTGCTTGAATACGTTCGTCTGAGTAAGGCTAAAATACTCTTGATCTATCAAGTGCGGGTGTGAAATGTTAGAGATAGGAGTACCGATCTTGATACTCGATAGGCCAATTTGCCCCGCACTATTCCCGGCCCGTGTCATTTCACCGCTTACAATTTCTCTAACCTTTTGAGGGTTAGCAATTAGCTCTTCCAGCACACCGGGAATATTCAAATCTATTTTTAGAAATTCACCCGCCATTACTCTGTTTTCACTTTCACGTAGCACAAATATTTGACGGGTAGTGCTGAGTTCGCAGGCGTTTGTCGGGTTGCATCACCTTTCATGTAGTAAGTGCCGTCTGACTGGTCGGTTGAGCCTGTAATGATAAACTCATCATTCGTCTGTAGGCTGAGCTTACCGCTTCTGGTTCTGGCAACATCAAACAAAACAACGTGAGTAGGTTCCGCGTTCGCACCTGGCACGAGTGGGCCAGCGCTGGCTAGAATTGCCTCACCCCTCGGCCCGGTTGGGCTGGTAATGTAGCAAGGCGTAGCACTTAGCACGGTTGTTTCGGTTGCCAGAGTCGCACTTTTGCGCTTGATTGTTAAGGTAGCATTGCGGCGTTCTGGCATCAGGCCACTTCCTCACTCGGCTCCAAAAAGCCTAGCTCAATTGTTCCCATTACGAACTGTCCTGTTGTGTCTACCGTATAGCCTAAACTCTCGGCCTCTGCCTTTGCCCGGTCTAGCATCTTTTCGAGGTTGGCAAAGACGTAAGTGTTATTTGCACTTTCACCGAGAACACTCCATGACGTGCCCGTGCTTGCTCCAAATGAGAACGCATTGAGAGCGTAATAGCGTAACAAAGCTAGATAATCTTTAACCTGGCTACTCTCTACCTCATAAGTGGCTAGATCGGATTCGGCTACTCCTAGCGTCCTGAGTGCGTCGTCAATCACAAGGCCAAACCCCGCCGTATCATCTTCGACGCTTGTTTGCCCCGTGAAAGTAACGAGTGCTGAGAAAGTGCGGGCTAAATATGAGGCTGCTTGATCTCTTGTATAACTCATCTCTTTACCACCAGATTATCGATCCGCCCGTTACAACTACTAGAAATAAGAACAGGGCAACTAGGGTTATAAATATCAGGACAAACGCTATAACTAATTTCTGTAGATTGTTAATTAGCATTAGCTCCTATCGAACTTTCGCGCTCAATCGGTTTATCGTTCCGGCCCTGTCCACATACATAAACTTGTGACCACGTGCCAATATTGCTACACTCGGTTGATTGGGTGAGGCTAAAGCTAAAGCCAGGTTTGATGTACTGGTAGGTTGCATTAGTGGCTGTGCTGTCTACCACTTGCCTCAAATATGGGTCAGTGTAAAACACACCGGGCGATTGAGTACCGTCAATTTTGAATGGTGCGAAGGGCTGGAAACGTAGCCGCTCTAATCCAGGGAAGGCGGTAGGCACAAGCCGGTCACAAGTAACCGAACTGCAAACCGTTCTGGCCTGTACCCAAAAAGTGAGATGGTAGAAGTTTACCCAGCTAATCAAACGATGTGCATCTAACCGCCACGCCTCATAGTTCACATTACCGTCAACGGCTGAACCTATAATCCTTATACCGTCGCTGCCATCGTTTAGCGCGTCCTGTCCTTGCGTCGGGCAGTTAATAGGGGTGAAGTAGACAGCCGGGCCGGTAGTGTTGGAAGTGTTGATTAAGCTTGCCCCAAAGTCAGCCATAAAATGTAGCTCTGCTGCAAGCTCTCCGGTAGTAGCGGATTTAGCCACTATATCTACTTCGTGATAACGAGTGCATACTCGGCCTAAACTACTTGTACCCTGATGAACTGTGACGAGCCATTTGTACCCTTGCAGGTCAAAGGCAAAGTTCTTAAAGCCCACGTTAGGCTCGGCTAGTCCTGCTTTGCTTGCTGCATAACCGAAGGCGGGTAAGTATCGAGTATCGAACAGGCTTACATCACTCCCGTGATCGTGCTGGAAATAGCACCAAAATATAGGGTCTATTTGCGGGTGATAGGTCGCATAGGGCTTACCGTCCGGGCCTCGCGTCCTGTACTGGTTTTCTACCCAGGCGGGGCAGGACTGGTTAGGCTGTGCGGTTTCTAATCCGGTAGGCTGTAGCGGGGCGATTGACGGTTGACCGGTTTCCTCTGCCAGTAGTAAATCGTAAAGAGGGTAGCTATTTATCCCCTGAGTACCGCTATAGTTTGAGCCAAGCGAGTTGTTACCTGCCGCTAAAGCTTTGCTGAAAGTAGGATAGCTACCGATGTTAGCACCTTGCTGCCAACTGGAAAGCCATGCTGGTACATCCGGCGCTTTGAATACGATTACGGCTTGCGCGGGTCGGTTAAGATTTACGGTCAAATAACTATCATTTGCCCGGATGGTATCAAATCCGTGATTGGGTAGGCTCAAGTAATCCCATCCCCCGTATTGAGAATAGGGCGATTGGCGGGGATGGTACACGGTAGTGAAGTAATCACCAACGGTTTCATAGCTGGCAAGTAACGTGGGCTGGTTTGCATCCGTGCCGTAGATAGGATTGACCGGGTAAGAGGCACTAGCTACCTGAATGAGTAAGCTGCAAAGTAGTATTAAGCTGAAAACTAAGCCGTATTTCTTCATTACACGCCCCATTTATTCTTAAAGTAACTTGTCAACCCCGTTATATCGGACGCAGCCATAGCCGCCGTGTTATAAATCGCCATTTCCGCTAAATCCATAGCGGCAAAGAACGCCCCGTTTGACCGTCTGCCAACCTCGAAATTAGTTGCCAGCGTTGCAATAGTTCCTGTAGGGCTAAAGGCAGTTGTACCGTTGGCCGCACCAGCTAGGAAGAATTGAACATTTACAGCCGGGTTGACTATAAGGCTGGTCAGGTTAAAACTGGTTACCGTGTAAGTATTTGAGTTTATTGATTGAGAAGTACCACCAACTTTAGCAAGAGCGGTCAAAGCGTTGGTGGTACTATTTCGTCTTACCTCATAAGGCGCGTTTACTGTTCCATCTGAGCGGCTAAATACCTGGTAAAAAGAACCAGTTGAGTTGAACTTGAATACAACAAAAGCCGTGAACCCGTTCACGAATGGCAGAACATCGCCATAGCGAATATATTGAGTTGAGCCGTCAAAGCGAAGGATTGGCAAACCATTCTGACCACTACTGATAAAAGTTGGCGGGGTGGAAGTGTTAACCGGGATCGCGCTAGGGCTTAAATCGGTCAATTGCCCGGTTGTTACCGCGTTATTATTTGTACCCGCTATCTGACTGGCATCCAACCAAAAGGCAAGGTTAGGAACGGTGTTAGGCTTAATAGCTATGTTCCCGGATAACAAAGCTCTTGATGTGGCAACAAGCTGCGGTAGTGGCATTAGCTTAGTCCTGCAATATTCCGTATTTGAAGGTCAAATCGGTTGTACTGGCATAGGTCGGCGTGCTTGTAGTTGTTGCAACGGCGTAAAGTGAAGTTGAACCACTGGCCTTTACTACCTGCCCCACTGCTACCTTTGCAACGGCCTTGCTGTCAATCGTGATATAGTCGGTTGCTGCAACACTGATGCGGGCGATTACTTTAGCCAGGTCGGTAGAGAGCGCGGTTGCTCCGTTATCGGTGTAAGTTCCGGCGGTAGGGTCACTGTCAAAAATCAGGATTTCGAGGGCCGCTTTCTGGTTGCCCTTATCAGTAACAGTCAAGTTTTGAAGGATGCCTGTGCCACCTGAAGTCCGCACCGCGCTTGCTATAGTTTGTTTTGCCCCTACGCTATCCCCGGAAGTGTAAGCAGGACTGGTACTAACAGTCGGGGTAACGGAAACCAACGTAGTGTTTCCACCAGCGGTTAAAATATTGTCACTCGCTACCACCACAGGAAGCGAAGCGCTTGCAGTAGTCTGACCGAGTGCGGCTGGCATCCGGGTATAAGCCCACGCCACAAGACCGCGTAGTTTTCCAGAGAGTGAGCCAGTGGTATTTGAGGTAATCGCCGCGTCTGCAAGCGCTCCAATGGCCGTGTTCCCGCCGTCAGCCGTAGTAGTAGCGATTGCCGATTGATCACTTGCTACAGTTACCGCAAAAGAGTTAGCACTTGTTTTCTGACCGAGCGAACCAGGAACCAAAGCAATCAGGCTGGTTATCCGTTGTGCAATGCGCTGGAGCCGCCCGTTTAGGCCAGAGGACGCGGTATCAGTAGCGGGTGCGGTTTCGGTTAATGCGCCCGTGTAAGTGTTGAGGGTAGTTTGATTGGCGGCTGAAGCATCTCCACCGCCCCCGCTTGCTCCAGTGGTCGAAACCCGTAAGGCGTAAGTAGTGGTATCATCGCTGTTTTGGTCGTATAGAACGGGAATATCTTCTCCGCCCAATCTTAAAGAACTTTTGCGGGTTGCCATTTACTTACTTTCCTTTAACTTTGTTGCCAGACGTTTTAACTTGCACTTCATCTACAGGACGCACCGCACCGGGTTTGTCGGATACTTTTATGTCATGGGATTCGGCGGGTGTAACTTCAACCTGAATGGGTTGGGTTTCCGGCACTTTAGCGGCTTCCTGAACTTTTGTTTCGAGGGCCGCTTTTAAGCCGTTAATTTCATCTAAAAACGTAGTGCTAGAACCTTTGACGGCCTGATTTATCAGGTCTAGTTGCTCGGTAATCGCTTCAAGTTGTTTGAGGTACAGGATCGTGGTATCACGTTCCTGTACCGTCAAAGTGAACTCGGAAGCGTCTAAACCAAGCTCTAAGGCGGTATCTTTTACCAGCGCTTCGAGGCGATTGATTACGCCCTCACGCCGGATACCGATTTGCTCTAAACTTGCCATTAGTCGCTCCCTTCGATTAAGCGATAGTCGGATCGATGTAAGAGCCGCCCGAATCGAGTACCATTGCGTACCCGTTCAAACGGTTGCCTACGCCGTAGCCTTCACGATGTCGCCAGAAAGCCGCCTCAAGCGGGAAGGTTTTCTCACGTGCAACCAACTGGAAACCGCGAAGTTCAGCCGGTTCATCTACACGCCGGATTAGTGGCGCATCAATCATGCCTTCCGGCATAACCTGGGCGTAGATGTAACCAGTCGGGATGTAATCCCAAACCGTAATAACCATCTTGTTAATCGTGCCGATTACCTCACCAGGGATTGAGGCTTCTTCCGAAGTCAGATTGGCAAGGCTGGTATTAGTACCGTAGTTCACGAAGGGGCTGGCAACAGGTACAAACGCGGTAAGGGCTTCCACTTTGGCACGCTGGTCAGAGTGGATGAAAGCAACCATTTTCACGCCGGAACCGAAGTGCTTCAGGAGATCGGCGCGGATAGTTGCGAAGGGGTTGTTAGTGTCCGAAATGGCAGAGGCGGCGTAGCCAGAACTGGCATAGTGCGTATGTCCGGTGAGTTCAGTTGTAGCACCGATTTGCGCGGGGTAGGTCGTGCCATCAGCATTAGCTAAACGGCGAATTGTCAGAGAACCGCGCCGAGGGTCAACGAAAGTATCATTGGCAGAGTTCAACAGGTGATTTAAGACCTGATAACGAACGGTGTTAATATCCCGTTCCATAACGCTGGCAAGTTCGGCCTGCAACTGGGCGGCGGTCATATAGGCGTAAGCTACATCATCCCAACCCATAGCGTCCCGGTAGTCGCGAAGGTCGAAACTCACATCGTAACTACCTGACAGTTTCACCATATCAGGCCGGGATTTGTTGTTAGATTCCTGCATACGCCCGCCTAAAGGCAAGCGGTAGGTATCTTTGAACTCAGTGGTTTCTTTCGCCACGAAGAGCGAAGTGGCCTTGTTCAAATCAGCCATATGTATATTGATCAAGTTCTGGATGCTGTCCCAAACTACATTCTGGCCGAGTGTTAGTACCGTTGTGTCAACGTCACTAATGCCGAGCATACCGTAAAGAGTAGACATTTCTAGAGTCTCCTAACTTTCTGAAATTATGGTAGTACCGTGTAGGTAGCACTCTGATTGATGTCCAACATCAGCACTTTAGTAGGCGTGCTGCCAGCCTCAGTAACACAATCCACGCGCCCGGCTGGTACAACGTACTGCCCGGTGGTAGATGGTGCGGTGTCGGTTAGTGCGCCAGCCGTGGCCGCGCTGAGCCATACCGACGCACCATAAGCAAGCCCTGAGAGGTCAAAGCCGTAAACCGGGCCTTGCCACATCACGTCAACGGGGGCGTTGAGGACGGCACTTTGGAGGGCGATGCCACGCATACGGGTTGTGCCAGCAGCGTTAGCACGGGCTAGATTGACCTTGCCCGAAGTGTTCAGATAAACCGCCTGGCCCGCCGTAATGGTTGCAGCCGCAAGGTATGGGCGACGTGCGAACTGTTTGTCATTAGTCGGGGAGACATTAGCGGCGGTGACTGTTAAGTCTGCCATTTTGGTTTTACTCCTAGAATCGTTTGGTTGCGCTGACTAGCGGCGTAATCTGTTGCCCGTTTCCAGCAGGTCTGGGCTGGTTCGGACGTGCGCCGGGTGCGCTTACTATTTTCATTTCTTCCACAAGCGGCCTAAACTTTTCAACCGCTTCTGCATATTCGAGGGCATCAACCGATTCACCTTGCGGTAGCAGGGCCTTGACCTTAGCAGGCCAGTCCTTAGTCTCAGCCTGAACCCGATCAAGAGCCAGCTTGTTAAACCGTTCCAGACGGCCTTTAGCTTCCTCTAGTGCGGTTTCACGCTCTTTACGTGCGGCCTGTTCCTGTTCGTAAAGGGACTGGAACTCGCCTTGCTTCTTGAGGCGTTCTTGCTCGGCTAACTGGGCTTGCTCAGCAGCTTTCTGCTTTTCAGTACGGAATTTAGCCGCTTCATCACGCGCTTCGGTAATGAGTTTTTGCGCCCATGCCGGAAGTTGGTCAACGGTATTCGGTTGTGTTGGATTTTGGGAATTTGGCTCTTGAGTCGCCTGGACTGTGGGAGTGACCGCCTGGGTCGGGTTTGCATCTGGATTAGTCGCCTGGACTGTGCCATTTGCGGTATTCTCTGTTGTCATATAAGTTATACCTCATCTTGTGATAATTGTCAATGCTAATCATTAGCATGTCTAACTACTTGGTTAAAAGAATGGGATGAACAAAGCCAGCCCTAAAATGTTACTTCCTGTAAGCACTACCCTTGTAACGGAGCATTGCCTCATTGTCTAAAAGCTGTGCTTCAAGTTCAGCCCTTGCTTTTATACTTTCTTGCCATTCTGGAGAATTAAGCATTTCTTGATGCTCTTTTTCCTCCACCTGTTGCGCTTTCCTCAACTGCTTAGCTAAGAGCAACTTGTAAGCGCAAACAACCGTCCCCAAAGTTTCAAAAGTATTGCGAATATCCCATGACATTTCATCTCGCAACTCAACAGGCAACCGTTCTAAACCTGTAATAATTAGGTTTAGCCCATCTAATTGCCAGCCTAATTTAACCGATTTACTCATTTTAGCCGTAGTATCATCCAACAGTACACCCTCACTTTCTACACTCCTCTAATGAAACTAGACTAACTACCTAGTAAACTCTAAATATGGGCTGGTAACATTACCAGCCCTAATGGTTAATCTTGTATTTCAATCGTAATTTTAACCTTTTTAAGATTAACTTTAGCGCCCCACAACTTAGAACTGAAATCCTTATCATCTACCGCTAATAGCCTTAAATCTGTAATATCTTGGGAATGTGGGTAATACGGACTAAAAGTTACGGTAGTCTCAAGCGTACTATCTCTACCTTGCCAATTTGCCATTTCTGACACCAGCATAGTAATTTCTTTTTTCATCCCCTCTTCTCTTTCCTGTTTACTGCCCTTGTGTACTATTAGCCGCCTGTAGTTGAGGCGGTACAGGCTGTGCATTGCCGTTCGGTAATTGTGGCATATTCGGCTGAGTACCAAATACGGATTGTTGCACTTGTGTTGCGTCTGCTTTCGCTTGCATTATTTCGTCAATGGTTGATTGGTCGAAGCCGAAAGCTTTAAGGGTTGATTCGAGGGGTAAGCCAGCGTCACGGGCCGTTTTAATGCCCTGAAATTTAGTGCTAAGTTCTTGTGCCTCTTCGAGTTTCGAGGGTTGAATAAGCGAACGGGGCATAATAGCAATCTTTAGATCGCCGCGTTCGTAGCTGGTAAGGTCAAAACTAGCGAACCGTGATTGTTGCTCGGTGCGGTTAGACCACCCGCCTATGCCAGATTTAAGACGCTCACCGCCCATAGCAATAGCCATGCGAATGAGGCTGATTAGCCCGGTGTTGTAATTGGCGATTACCTCTTGCACTAATCCTTCAGTATCCCCCATCATTCGAGAAACCGCCGGGCCGGTTACGTTACTCATTTCACGTAGCTTGGTATAGAACGAGAGTTCGGGGTGATCGCGCTCTATTTCTTCCATCAGGCGCTGCACCGCGTTTAGACCGCCTGTAATGTCAAAGCTGGTTATCAGGTCTGCAACCGATCCGCCCTCTGGCCCGACTAGAATGTTCACAGTCTCTTTGTCTCTATAGCGACGTGGTAGTTCCCGTGCGGCTTCGGCGGCTGTCTGACTGCTTGCAGGTGTGCCGAGTGCGGTTATTTTGCCTTTGCTGAAAATTGCTTTAGGCATCTCAACGGCTTTTGCTATGTAGTCGCTTAGTTCACTGGCAAGGCCGTTAAGTTCGTCTATCTTGTTTTGCGAACCCGCCATGAAGGGCAAACCGTGCGGGCCTCCGTCGCTACGATGCCGAAACCAGACAGCCGGAATGAAACCGTAAGGGTTTTCTTCAACTGCACCATTGCCGTAATAATCGAATGGTGTGCCGTTCTTAAAATAGCGGAAACTGGTTTTGTCTACCTCTTTCCTAAAAACATAAGAGGGCGTGAATTGGGGCTTGGAGCCGCCAATGAACTCCCAATCGCTTGTACTGTACTCAATCGCGTAGCGTTGCACGTTGCCAGCGTGGTCCAGGTCTAGTTCAACTACGTTACCAGGCCATTCAAGATTTGCCCGGATTTTACCTTTCTCAATATCATCCTGTAATTCGACTAAGACCGATCCGAGGGCCGCACCGTGTCGGGGGATGATAGCTTTAAGAGACTGGAAACTCCACCAATCGAATAGGACGGCGGCGGCTTGCTTTATTTTATTATCGGTATCTTCTGAAAATGAAATGGCGGATTCAATTCCGTCTGGTAAATCTTGCCCGTCCTCTGATAAAGCACCGGGCCAAACAACCGAGGCATAGAAATCAACGCCGCGTGTTACCGGGTTATAGATTGAGCGAATGTGCCTATAGAGGTTATTGTCAGAGCGGTATCCGACCCATTGCGGGTTAGATTTAGCATCGTAAGCGTAGCCAGCATAGTAAGCCCATAGAGCGTCGTAACTTGCCCGGTGTTGCTCAAATGTTCCGGGCTGCTTTTCAAGGGCAGGGCTGGAATAGATGCGCCGGATAATGGACTCAAAGAAGTTCGTTAGAAAGCTCATGCATAACCTCGATTAAATATGTTGTAGGTATCTTCGTCTAGTTCGGTCATAGGGCCGTCGCCTGATTCGTTCGCACTATAGCAAGCCATTGAAAGCGCAACGGCTGCGTCTATTTTGAGGGATTCGGTGCGCTTGACTATGCGTAGTTTATCGCCTGCTAACTTGGCGTTAGCGTTTTTAACGTGCTGAGACAGGTCAGGCTGATTAGAATGGTGCAACCGTTTCTCCCTGATAATGTCCTGTAGAAATTTATCAGCGATTAACCGAGGCTGACCCTGCTGGAGCGGTTCAAAGTAGCCTAATCCCTCTTTATCCAACCTGGTTGCCATATCATGAAGTTGGTAAGGGTCATAAACAATTCTTGCCACGCGGTTAGTCTGGATTAAATCCCTTAGTACCTGTTCTGGCTGGCTAAAATCTATCTTGCCGCCTTTAGGTGGTTGCCAGATTTGAGCATGACGGACGAAGAACTGGTTATAACTTTTCGATACTGCGACTAAAGCAAAACAGTCACTAGACACCCCGGCATCCAGGGCAATGTAAAGCGGATCGTACTCGGTAAGTGCTGGCAAATTGTAGTCAAAACACATGTCCCACCAATCAGCCGGTACAAACACGTCTACCGCGTCCATAAACTCTGCGCCGTACTCTTGACGGGCAACAGGATCGCCTACCACCTCAGCTAAATAGCGCACCCTTTCGCGCTCATCTTCTGGTAAAAATGGATTTTCCCACGAAGGTACTTTGAACGAAGCCCAATCGGAGTTAGTCAGGGAATTATTGAACAAAGTTTCAAAATCGTTATGACCATCGGGAGTGCTGTAAAAATCGGCTGTGCCTCGATAGTCAACGAGCGTTGGTGCTATTTCTTTCTCCCAACGGCGTAAAAGGTTAGGCGTAAAAGCCGCTTCATCTACTGCTGTACCGTGATACTTTCGGGAACGGGCCACAAGACCGCTATCCATTGACCAGCACTCAAGCGATCCGCCTGTTATCAGTTTGAGCAAGTGGCCCTGTTCGTCCTTATCGATGGTCAGAGGGGCAAATAGTTCTTTGAAGTAATCCCAAACAGGGTTTAGCACTTTGTAATTAGGGGCAAACCAGCCGAATTGACCGCCGTTCACAACTGAAATTCTGACCACCCGATCCGCTCCATAAGTGGTTTTACCAGCCCGTCTGCCCCAACACAGCACGTTATAACGCCGGGCGTGTTCTTTGACGGTCTGCTGAGCCGGATAAAGAGCGGGTAGAATTATTTTTATGTTGTTACTTCGGCTCGTTAGAGTTTTCATAGCTGATTGTAATTGAGACAGGATCGCCATTGTTGCCAGTTACTTCTTGACGTTCGGTAAAGCCTTGATCTTTGCCTAAAGTTTTCAGCACAAAAGGAACAGCCCACGAATCACCACGATCTACCGCCTCGAATAGTCGGAGGTAAGCCAGCGATACAAAACTATTCTTTTCAGCATCCAGGGCTTTTCTAACAGCCGGGTATTTATCCCGGTAGTTATAGACCGTCTGCACGTGGCAATCTAAAGCTTTAGCAGCGTTATAGACCATGCCCTTATTGGCTTTTATCGCTGCTACCATCTGATCAACTGTAAACTTATAACTATCTTTTGGCATCTGAACCCAAACCTTACAACTTGATTGATACAATATATCAATTCTATAATACCACATTCTAGCAATAGACCTTTCCACAACAGTACACATTTTGTTGACGGTTGGAATTGATGGAATGTAGCGGATTGATGTGAGTGCTAGATTGCCCGGATCCATAGGTCGTTGAGCGTGAGAAATCCTCGAAACAGTTTGAAACGGTAAGATATATGGGTAAAGGCTGAAAACGGCTTATATCGCGTCTGAGAGGCTATTCGTATTTTGAGAGATAAAGCGCCGTCGCGATTGTCCCGGCGCTGCGATAAACTAAAACAGCGATCCCTTTGGGTTATAGCTTATAGGCTTGCTCCTTTCACTTTCTCATATCGAGGGCTGATTGCGATTTCTCGCATCGGGTTAATCCCAGTAAGCTCGGTAAATCGCGCAAGGAAAAGATGCTCAGCCGCGTCGGGATTCCAAGCCCGGATTTTCAGGTTAGGGATTGGCTCTCCAACTATGCCCCACTCTTTAGCGGAACGATTGAGCAAAGCTTCTCGCTCGTTGAATAAAATCCGAAAATCCATCTCTTTAACTTCAGGCGGTTCAACCGGGTCTAAGCCAAAATGCAAAGCGATGCAAGCCATAACTGACCGCTCAGCCGCTTTGTACTGCGGGAGTAAGGGCTTTAGTGGCTTTGGAATATCCACAAGGTAAGCCTCACTTGCATCGTGGAGTAATCCCCACAGAGCAAATTCAGGCGACACAGCCCGGCTGATATGGACGCTATGCTCAGCCACGCTGTAGAAACTGTTGACGTGGCCGGAATAGCGGCATTGCATACTCAGAGCGTGTGCAATATCAAGAATGTCGATTTCTTCAGGGCGTGGATCTAAGGGCCAAAACGGTTGCCCGGTGTAAAGTTGTATCCAGGCTGATTCGTTGGTTTCTCTGGTATAGTTCATTTGCTTAGTCTCCTTCTCATCCAGTTAATAAATCTCTTAATCAAATTCCACTCTGCATCATGGTGTTCTTTGAGTTCGATGTCAGCTTCCAGTGTCACTACAATCAGGCTGTCACCTTCAATCCGGGCTGGTAGTTTATTCAGGTGAGTAACTTCCCAACCACAAAAGGCCAGGAAGTTAAAGGTTAAAGTGACGGAAGGCAACCCGCACACCGGGCAGTACCAGCGGCGGTATTCGTGGGGTAACAGGTAAAGTGGTTCAATCTCTTGCATTGAAAGCCCCTAACTGGCTTTCTTTTCAGGAAC